GGGTCATGACCCCCACGAGGTTATCCTGACCTTAGATAGATGAGTTCAGGCTTTAACCGTTATTTCAAAGCGCGACCCGCTACTAGGTTGTGCGACCACATTGTAGCTATTAACAGTAGGTGCGACGGATGGTATCTACTGCACAGACGATGCCTTACACCAAGATACCTCATCTACCAAAACCTTCTGGCAGGATTCGAACCTGCATCCTTCAGGCTTTCGCCTGATGCTCTATCCAAGTGAGCTACAGAAGGTCTGAAGCAGCTTAAACTCCTAGCCATCATTACCAGTGCTGCTACCCTAGAGCTTTTATAACTAGGGCTGATGGTTTAGCTTCATGAAGTCTTCCCATAGGGAGATTGACATGGCTTCACCAGGTCAAGTCCTGCTCCATAGAATCGAACTATGTACCGAGTGCTCTACAGGCACTTGCCTTCCAGTCAGCTTGAGCAGGATAGTGCAGTCTTGGTTTTACGATTAAGACTGCCAGAACAATCTCTGACCTCTTTTGGTCTAGGGGGTCAGCCCCTACAGGTCGTAGCAGTAGGGCGCACATCACCATGACCTCTAGCCCTTCCCTCAGCGCAACCAGCATGGATGGGTCGCATAGTTGGGAATACTGCGTGCCTAACGTGGAAGGGATAAACCCCCGCGTTCAAGGATAGCGCTTGCAATCGCATACCTCTAGCTGTCAGAGTAGGACTCGAACCTACATCTCCGGTGTTAACAGCACCGCGCTCGGCCTTTGAGCTATCTGACAATAAGAGCGGATAAGGTTATGTGCGAGGGACACTGGTGACCGTTTAGCACAAGGGGTTGCGGTCATTTTCGCTTGGTAACCCTTACACTTCGACCCGCTCATTATTCACTAACAGTCATCTCGAACGGTGAGGATGGCTTTGACTGTACCCATATTGATACAGGCGAAGTCTTTGCCATCATTGTACTTGAAGGTTAGCATTTCCTGGCTGTACCCTGTACCACGAGTGTACTCTTGCATAGGGGCAGGCTGCCGTCTGACCATTTCATAGACTTGGTCAAGCTCTACTTGACCGTTGACTTGGAAGTCTCGTATTGTATTATCATGGAAGATAACTCTGAGTTTCATTCTGATCCTTCTGCGTCTGCCCACGACTTCCGCTGGCGATACTGTCTGTTCTTGAAGTTATAGGCGTCACGATGCTCGGCGCGGTAGCGCCGGTTGTATTCTACATGTTGAGCTTTGAGCTTTTGCTTATTCTGTTGGTAATGTGCGGCGCTGTCGAGAGCCTGACAGGGCTTGCAGATGCTTCGCAAATACCTGACCCCTCGTGAGCTAGTGTAGGAGAAGTGTTCATTATCGTTGGGGTAGCTATACCCACAACGAGTGCAAGGTTTCTCTCCGACCATGTGAATAAGTGTAACGCTATTCTTCGGTTTCGTCAAGCTTCTTTTTGCGGCCACGCTGCTTGGGTTTGTCCGGCTGGACAGTCTCGATGATGATGGTTGACCATTCATTAGGGTCAGTCTCGCGTAGGATAGCAGCCTCATGGCTGGCATGGCCCATGAAGGAGATGACAGCTTCGCGGTCCAGCATATTGACTTGACCTGTTTCACGAATAGCCTGTAAAGCGGTAACTACTTCATTCGGTAGTGTCATTGCTAGGTTCCAATTCTTTGATGACTAAACTGAGTAAGCCATAGTTGACCTGATCATCAGCATGGTCAGGTTTGTATGATACCCCCATACGCACGATCTTGAACAGTTCAATCATGATAGCTGCATCAAAAGCATTAAAAGGGACTCCTTTATATGCTTCCCACGCCTTGGCTATCCGGTTGAACATCTCGGTGGGGTCTTGGAAGTTTCCTTCGCGACCCTCTAAGACAGTTCTCAGACGGTCAATCACTGTGTCGAGCGGGTTCTGGTTCGCCATGTTCTCGCTTCCAAGTATCAAGGTTGATCCCAACACTGCTTCGGTCAAATTTCGGATCGTTGCTAATAAGCCGCTCTCGCCAGGCACCACAGGTAAGGGGGGCCATTGGAGCGATAAGCCAGTACATGGCGCAGGCGTAGGACTGCGTTTCGGGTTGAGCATCTGATGCCGCACGCAGACCGATGAAGTGCAGGAAATTGCGCAGGTCAACGGTGAAAACATAGGATTTGTACATTGCATCAGTGGGTAACACCAATCTGGCCTGTTCGCGGCCTACTTCCTGGCTGAGCATGGTCTGATATAGACTGTAGGTATTGGCAAAGTTGCGGCGAGACTGAATACTCAACAGGTCATTGGCATCAGCTTCCACGCCACGGTCTGACAACTGCTTGTTGGTCAGGGACTGTTTGCGCCACTGCTTGGGCACATACTGTTCGTCCTTGACTGCCTTGAAGCGGGAGCTTTCGCCATTCACATGGAAGGAGCGGTGCCGGAGCATATGGACAATGATTGCCATGGGTGCCCGGACGCTGAAGGTCATATGTGGCTGTTCTGAGGGAGAAGAATGGTCATGCAAGATGAGGCGCTTGATGAGGCCAGCGTCAGCATCTTTATCTCTGGACTTGCCACGGTAAGAGACTCGTGCGCCTTTGGTGACCCAGTCATCCAGGGTAAAGCCACGCAAAGGATCAGGCAATGTTCCTTCAAGAGCGACGTAGCCATAATCATCGCCCAGGATTTTATAGTAGGCTTTCCCAGTGTTATCTGCCAGCATATCTTCCTGCCATGTCTAATAGGGTCAAGGCGAACATAAAGCCAGAGCATATGTACCCTACATACGCCTGTCTTCCGATGAAATATTGGGCTTCATGGCTTAGCTTCCATAAGAAGCCCGAAGCCAGAAGCCAGGTCAGGTATCCTAGTAATGTCATAAGCTCCTTTGGGAGCTATAGTCGAGCAGTGGTTACACCTGTCTGACCCTGATATTTGCCCTTCTTGTCGGCATAGGTAGTCTGTGGCCTGTTCACCCGGAAGAACAATAGCTGTGCAATGCCTTCCTTGGCATAAATCATGAGTGGAACGTGTCCAATGTTGGATAGCTCCATTGTCAGTTGACCCTTCCAGCCAGGCTCTAGCGGGGTAACGTTCACAAACAACCCCAGTCTGGCATAGGTAGACTTACCTAAACAGATACCGACCACGTCCAAGGGCATGTTGAAATACTCAAGGCTTGCACAAAGGATCATCTCACCAGCTTGAAGCACAAGGTTCTGATGTGTTTCTAGCTTCCATTCGACATTCCCAGGAAAATGCGGGTCGAGAACAGGTCGAAAGTAGCCTTCTGAAACACGGTCCAGAGGACGCTTGAACTCCTCGCTTAGACGAATATCATAGCCAACGCTGCTTAAGCCATAGCTCACGCATTCACCATTTTCGGTACGCCGAACTGCGTGTGGCACGAATGGGTTAATCATCCATTCGCCATCTTCATGCAGCATTTTGATTTCTGTGTCGTTGAGTAGATTCATTGTGTTCTTTATTCGTCCTATATTGTACAGGTGTTCCACATGAAAGTCAACATTATGTCTTGGTCTGACACTTTGGGCAAATAGGATACAGGGTGTCGAGCTTGTGTTCATCTTTGACAGGTCTATCCCAGGGCTTGCCACATAGAGTTTTCTTTTTGCCCGGTAAAGCATAATGGATGGCGGCGCTTTTGGCTAGGTTCACCAGGTCAACCCCATCGGGATGGTGATGAGCTTGAGATACCCTGGCCGCAACTGGCTTGACCTTCTTCTTTGGCGTACCCCAATGATTGAGGTCGAGGTCAGGTAGTTCCTTGGCCTTCTTGCTTCGCTTACCCTTGCCAGAATACTTGAATGGCTCGTGAATATTTCCCTGGATAACGCGGAACATATGTTCCCGGTCAGTAGTCTCACAGATGGGAATGCGGTAGTACCAGGACTGACGGTAGAAAATAATAAAGGTCATGTCAGCAATGGTTTCGCGCTGAATGACCTCAAGTTCTTCTGCCGTTAGGCGGGCTTGCAGCAAGATGTCTTTGAGACTGGCCTCTGCCGTCAGATTACCTGACCTGAGTGCATCCTGATAACTGGCAATGAGACCTGTATACTCCTGGTCACCAAAGGGCCAGTCAGGAACTGGCCGTAGGCTACTATACTCAGGATATGGAGGCGTAAATGACATCAAGGGGGGCTTGGATGGCGGTGAGGATGTCAATGGCGTCTTGGAGATGTCGGCTAAGGTCTCCATATAAATCCTTTCGCTCGGCGTCACTCATTGCTGCGCCATAGCCATAGAGCAGTGGGCTGCGCACATTGAGGACTAACTCGACGATATGTTGGAGAAGACGGTCAGGTGTGCCGGATGGTGTTTTTTCTGCCAGGGTGGTGGCATTGTAGTAATTGCTGATATTGTTGGCGACATAGATGTCCTTGATAATATCAGCCAGGATGGAAGCAAGCTCAACAGGAACGGTATTGTTAGCCATGGTAGACTCCTTTTCGTTCCTGATGATGGCTTGTGAGTGTTCAATGACGCTGTACGCTCGTAACCAATCCACCTTCAGCCCGCATATCGATGATTAGCGGGTCATCTATCTGGTAAATCTCATCAAGCACAGTGCGGAAGGTCAGACTTACTCGGCGCTGCCGTAGAATGTCTTGACCTTTCCAGCTATCTGTCTTCCGTGGTGGAATAGCATGAGTCCACCAGAACCGGGCTGGCCCAGTGAGCACCAATAGCGAGTTGTGCTCAAGTAAGAGCTTGTACTGCTTGCCGATTTCTTCTCCGGGATCAGAACGGTTTGTGAACTCCATCACACATGGCCCACCCAGGCTAATGGAGACCACGGTATTGCCGAAGCATGGCTCACAGTCCACATGAGCGCCAATCCCTTGACCTGGCTCGTACTCATTGACGATGCACTGGTTTGGCTCAGGTCGCATGTATTTATCCTGGCTGAGCATCATGGCAATAGTATCGGCCCACTTCGGCAGTGGCGCACACTTATCCAGGTCCATGCTGACCTTACGCCGGGTATAGTCGTACTTGAAACCATAATGCTGCGTGCGGCGCTTCAGGTCATGGTTCCATGGCGCTTCATCAATCTGCTTCAGGATTCCTTCGGCTTGCCGAATAAAGAGGTAATCACGCTTGTATGTGAGACCTTGTATCATCAGTTTCTACCCATTCCTGGCAATCCGGGCAGATGAGCTTATCATCAACCCGGACATAGCCAATGGCGATGGCTGCCTGTTCTAGCAGGTCAGCGCGGATAATCAGGTCAGGTGAGAAATGGCTGCGTTCAGCAGTCTTGGTGAGTTCCTGTTCTTGATGACAGGCATCACACTCGATGATGCCAACTGCTTTGACAGCCATGATGTCTCCTACTGGCTACTTGCCAGATCAAGTTGTGAACGAATGTAGCGGCGCAAAGCTTTGACGAACCGTGGAGCCATAGTTTCCATCCAGTATGTTTTGTGTTCCGTTGTGGCTCCACCCCATGCTTCACCCAGCGCCCATTGTGAAGCACTTGACCAGTCATATTTCTTCAAAGCGTTGACCAGCAGAGAAGGAACGTAATACTTTTCCTTCATATGGCTCAGGATATGGTCAGACTGGCTAACCTCACCTAATGCTTGACCTTCAGTAGTGTGCATTGAGCAGAACCAGCAGTCACCACTAGAGGGTGCTGGAACCGTGCTATCAAGCCAGGCGTCGATAAAGTCTCTGGCGTATTTGGCGATGGCCCTATTCAGCTTGGCCTGCTTCTTGATGTCAGACTCAGGTAGAGTGCCTGTCATGGTTCCGTCTGGCGCAAAGCTCATACCATTCTTAAATAACGCTGTCGTCACGCCATTGTGGACATACCAGATATTCTTATCCTGGTTAAGCCCATACTCGCGAGGCAGATATTCGTTTATCTTGGCCTTGGTCGTGAAGGTGTGATAGCCACCTGAGTCAAGAACAATCGTGCCATCCTCATGATAGGTCACGATGTCAGTCTGCCAGTAGCGCACTGCAATGCTTGTGTCTGACCTTCGCTGTAACCGTGTCTCGCGCCCAGGCAAAGGACGGTCAGCCTTGTTCTTGCCTGTCGCCAGGTACTCAGCCGCCTGCGGGTAGGATTTGATGATCCCGTGGTAACTTGCTCTCACTGTTGGTATCCTTCGTTGTGAATGCTGTTACATAAAATTCGACGTGGGCATCTACAGGCCGATAGTTCACGCCATCCTTATCAGTAACCACAGGACTAAGATTGTCCTGTAGCCACTGAGGAATGGCCGTTGAGTCTGCCACTTCCACATCGGTCAATTCAACGCTAAAAACTGCCTTGACCCTGATGTCTACTTTCATAGCGGCAACTTCAGGCTCTTGCGCATCAAGCGCAGTAGAACACGGCGGAAGCAGCGTAGGGCGAAGTCCATGGACCGCTCATCCTGGTAATGCCATAACTGCTTGGGAAAGGTCGTGACGTTCTCCATCATTTCGAAGTAGAACGGGTCAGGACTATCCAGATAGACAGCGCGGCGCAGGAGTGAGGGCGGATACTTCTGGCTGTTCAGAATCCACTTGACCTGATCTGCGGTCAGCCACTGAATGTCGCCTTCGGTCACTTCCTTGTCGCGTAGTTCGAGCGCCTGCACATCAGTCTGCTCATGCAGGGTGCCGTTGGCAATGTGCTCGATGTAGGCGCTGACGTACTTATCCACCTTATCCTGCAAGCGCAGGGCCTGGGTCACGTCAGTTGCCACAGTGCTGCTGAAGATGGTCTTGCTCGATGGGTCGATGACCAGGCCATCGCAGTAGAAGCCCCACACACCACTTGGCACATGCTTGACCGTCCAGATGCCTTCTTTGTCTGGCTCAATGCGGAAGTCAGTTGGCAGATGCTGGTTCATGCGGGTCAAGGTGCTGCGCGTTAGCCAGCCACCTGAGTTCAACTGGATGCTGCCATTCCAATAGAAGGTCACGATGTCGGTGCCACGGTAGTTCACCGCGATGACATCATTGCCATCCTTATGCAGTTCCAGGCCGCGTGCGCCTAACTTCTTGACCTTATCCTGGCCGATAGTCTTATCAGCCTCATGAAATGAATTAATCACGGTAGTGCAACCCTTTCTCTCGGAAATAGGGGAATAGCCCCTCAGCAGTATCTCTTGGCAGCTTCATGCCATATTCGGCAATCTGATGGTCGTGCATACTGTTCCAGCCCCAATAGGCTGCCCAGTCTTTGCCAATGTCGCCAACAATAGCCACGATTTTGATTACAGCCCCATCGCCTGGATTGAGGGAAACATCCTCATTGGCGATTACTGAGGTCTGGTATAAGTAACCCATACATCTCCTTCAGGAATATATTGCTTTTTCGGCATGCCGAAAAAAGCGTAGAAGTTGAGTTCGCGTTGACCATGATAGGCCCGCACGACTTTATCCATCTCGGCAGTATAGGCCGCTACCTCAATGATAGCGTTCTCAGCCGGGTCACTGTCAGCGAAGTCTAGTGCCCATCGAAGTTGCTCAAGGGTGTCAATTTCGTAGAGCACCGTGCGGGGTTGAGTGTCCCGAAGACGGTTAGTCGCACTCACTATGGCATTTATATCCGAGCCAAAGTGAATGTATAACCGCTTCGGGACCACCTTTTTACGCACTAGCCTAAGTCAAGTTCTTCGGCAGGCTCACTCCGCTTGCGGGAGTTGCTACCGTTAGTCTGACCCCGCTCGGCCTTATCCTGTGCGGCGAAGTCCATGATGCAATTGTCCAGCACGAAGTTCACGCCGCTCTTGGAGCCATCCTTGCTAGTCCATTCGCGCATGCCCTTGAAGTGTCCGGTGATGACGATAGCCTTGCCATCCTTGAAATACTCGGCAACGCGGTCAGCATCCTTGCCCCACAGCGTCACGTCATAATTCAGGTTGACATAGGACTTCTCGCCGGAATCGCGGTCAGTCTTCTTATAGTAATCCTGCACCGTGAAGCTGGCCCGGTGTGACCCGGTCTGTTCATTATCAAAAATGCGAATGTCACCATTGACGGTGCCATTGATAACCATGAGTGAACTCATTTAATGTGTCCTTTGCTTATTGATATTCGGATTGGAGTTTAGGGCGAAATCAGCCTGAAATAGACGATTAAGATTCAGGTCATGCTGCGCAGTCAGCTTCGCGTCGTTCTGCATCGCTGCTTGATTGCGCAGGTCGATGACCCGCTCTATCTGCTCGTCTATCACCGTCTGAGAGGGATTGTCCATTATCACCTACAACGTTGCGTTTGTAAACACCATTATAGCAGACTTTGCCCTCTGAATCAACTGAAGGGACAAGTCGCTCTTGCAGGTATTGACGCACTTGTTGCAGGGAGTTTACTAGGTCATTGACCCTGTCGTATCCCAACTGTGTGACAGGTATGGATAACAGAACATGACCATCGTAAGGAGAATATACGTAGATTTCCATGAAGCCGTCATCTTCATTCCAGTCAAAATGCGGCTTCTTGGCGGCAATTGCATCATGCAGGTCAGCAGCATCAAAATAGGGTTCCATAGCACACTCCTTTCGGAGCGCCCCGCGTTAGCGGGTCATGCCGTTCGCCTGATCCTGACCAGGTCTTGAGCATCGAAACACCATAAGCCCCGGTAGCTATAGCCCCGATCATCCCTGGCATAAACCATACGGCGGCGGTTCTTACGGAAGTAGGAACGCTTACCTTCCCATACCTTTCCCATGGAGACCACTCGTGCCAGTTTGTGCCCAGGCCAGATGGTCAGGAAATGCTGACCTTCTTCCTCAGTCACATAACAGCCATAAGCCTCGCCAATGGAAAGAGGCATGTTGACCCACTGCCATATTTCAAGCCGACCTGCAATTTCATTGCGCAGGTCAGTGGTCCAACCTTCCGGCAAGCCGAAGTTATGGCGAGTGGCTTTGTCATGTTGTTCTATAGCATTGAGTAAAAAGGCATAATCCCAAAAGTTCATTGCGGAACATCCTCTATGTCCTCATTTGCCACTAGTGTATTGCTGCCCATACACAGCAAGCCAGTTTCAGCATCATTGTCATAGTAGTGGCTGCGAAGCATATAATCAGTGTCATAGACCTGCGCCTTACTGTTCCAGACCATATCGTCATGGATGACAACTGAAACTGTGGTCTGACAATAGGAGCAGAAGGCTTGCTTGCCTGTAGGATTTTCTTCGGCCTCAATAGGAAGCTCAGGGCCAGAAGGGAAGAAACCAAATTCCTTGACCACTTCTTTACCCAAAGCCAGAAGTATTTCCTTGAGGACATTGCTGCCAACAGAAACAGGGGTCAGGGCATCGAGTAGCCTCTGTGAGTCAGCGTACTGAATGAGTTCATTAGTGCCGATGTAATAGTCATAGGGGTACAGGCCATACTGGACCTGTTCCCGAAAAGCTTTCCACTCGTCCTGAGTCATGACCTTGAAGCCTTCAACGTCGAACTCGTCCGAGTAGTTGTCACTGTACTTGATCAGGAGATACTTGGTCATTCGGTTTCTTCTTCTTCATCAATCTCGTTTCCGTCATCATCGAGATTAAAGAACTCAGGGTCAGAACCTTGGGCTATCAGGAGTTTAGCCATCTGTGGAGCGGTGACTTCTAATGATTCCTCAGCATTCCAATCACCTGACCAATGTCCTTCGGTAATACCATAGACAACATCCTGTAGAGAAATGGCCTCAATAGGGTCTTCGCTAAGGACTTCGATGGTAATCATGGTTCGATAATAACCCATGCTTAATTTTGCTCCTTATCCACATTCTCCGTGCGCTTATTCTCAGGATCGCCAATGAGCTTCATGTCTCGCTCGGTATACATTCGGGCAATAGGGAAGATGAGGAAGTCCTCGCCGTCCTTGATGACCGCAGCCAGATGTACCGCAGGCTGATTGTTATAGAAACCAGAGAGCAGGACCAATTGGTTCTGACCTGTCATCAGGTTGAAGTTGGCTTTCATCAGGTCAGTGGGTTCACCAGGCTGCTTGGGTAGCTCAGCGGTAGTTTTCTTAGGCATCGGCTTCTCCTGATCTTTGTCGCTTAAAGAAGATAATCAAAGACCCATCAACGATATTGAGGGTAGCGAGTTCCCAACCCTCGTTACCCAGGATGAACAGTAGGTCGGGCAAGCCCTCAATGGACTCGCCCCTCAAGATTTCCATGTGGTATTCCCACATTAGTTGGCACTCGCAATCGATTTCCATGTCGCTGCCGACATGTCCATCATATTGCCACCCACCCGCTCCAACTCGACTGACCTGTCGTATGAGGAAACCTGTTGAGCCGTGGCTGTGACTGCGTTGATCAGTCCAAACTGGGTCAGGTCGCCACCTTCAATCAGGTGCCGCAGAACGCTCGAACGCTCGTTGTCATTCAGGTTCACGGTCTTCGCCAGCACTTCTACGACCTTGGGCACGTCGCCGTCAATCTTCCGGTCAGCCGTGTCAGTGAACTTCTTGACCACCAGTTCAAAGCGGGCTTCATCAACCGTGGTACGAACCACATCAGCAATCTGTGCCATGAGTGCCACATCAGACAAGCGCTTGGTCTCATCGGAGAACAGTTCGTAGGTATCTGGCACGCCAATCTGAGCCTTGCTCAAGTGACGCTTGGCGACACCCATGTCCTCAATGACCATACCATTCAAACAGGCCAGGCGCAGAATGATGGGACTGACACTGACACTGCCCAGGCCCACTTCACTATTCGTGATGAGCAAGCCTGCCCGGACCACATCACCCCGCTTGACTTCACGTTCAATCTTGGGGGAGATAACCTTGATATACATCCGGCTGTCGGTCAGGTCAGCACTATCAACCTGCCAGCCATCCATATTGCCAATGGTGGTCAGCGCAGTCTCAGCCACGTCCCAGTTGTCAATGGCGCGGTACTTGTTCGACATGAAGGCGCGTGCCTTGCCCTCTAATGTCCTGACCATCCTCTGTGCATCAGCTTGCCGAAGCATCTGATTGGTCAGCGCCATCCATTCCGCCGCATAGGTCTTCTGTGTGTCCTGCCAGAAGCTATAGGGATAGCCCAGGAAGGTTGCGACCTGCTGCTGGAAATGCTCATTGGCACCGAGCGTGCCGACGCTGTTAACATAAATAGTGTTCGGGTCATCAAAGATCATTTCGCGAGTGGGGACGATGTAATCCTTCTTGGTAGCAAGTTGCTGCTGAAGGGCATTCGCCAGTTCATTCAAACTCTTGGCCTGTTTCATGGTTTTTCCTTTTCGGCACGCCGAATTATTTGTGGTTAGTCTCTCGCACTCTGACGCCGTTAGGCGCACCACGAAACCGTGGCATTTTATAGGCTGCCCGAATGAGACTATTGAATTCGCGCAGCTTGCGAATAGCCATCTTTTCGGCTTCTTCGCGCTTGTCAAACCAGCCTACTTCCCAGTCGTCCCGACCCCATTGGGTGTTGAGCGCCTTACGAGTATAGCAAATGGTGACATGGAAAATTTCGCGGCTGTCGAACTCAATGGTCTCGATGGTAATGGTTGACTCATTGAGCCGACCTTCGTTGCGGAGAAAATGTTCAGAGGTGCCCTTCACGTTAGAGTCCTTCCCAATAGAGTGTATGACTCCATTGTACACTACAACGTGAAGTAATGCAACAAGAGCGGAGAAAAACTAAAAGCTATCGGTAATAGCTATCAATTCCTTGACGATGGCTTCATATTCACCAGAAGCTGTCGCTTTGGCGATTTGCTTGGCGGCAATACATAGGTGCAGCTTCTGTGGACGGTCAAGCCAGTCTGAATCTTCAACGGCTGCCTGAATAAGATTGAACAGAGTTGCCACGACATGGGCTTCTAGTTCGATGTTGACTATGCTTATCTTTGGCGGATTAGTAGCTGTCAGGATAATAGCATTTCTGAATGCGCCAGATTGGGCAGGCAGCATCTTAAGGACTCCTTGTTTGATGAGGCTATCCACGGTTCGAGTAATACTTTTGCCGCCTGTGTGATCATGCTCAAACGAGTAATGCCCGTTATATCGAATGCCGTGATACCACCATAGCTTTTCGCCTGCATTGAGGCGGTCCACAATAGCCTGCTGGTTTTCTGAGAGCTTCATATCTTGACCCTTTCTTCATAGCCTGGAAACCGTTCACCAGGGTTCCAGTCATGGTCACGTGGCTCAATAAAGCGAAACTCGGCATCGGGAAACAGTTTCTTGACCCCTTGTTCAATATACCAGCGGTTAGGCCCTTCAAGGAGAGCACAAACTGCCATCAAGTTATCCCGATAGCCTGTGACCCAATACTGAAAAGGTATACCCGGCGTGCCATCTTCAACGCTAGTCCACCAGCTAGTCCAGTAGCGCTTGTTGACCTGGTTAGATAGTTCTTGCAGAGCGGCGATGATAGCCAGTGAGAACCAGAGCTTCTCAATTTTTGTTGGGTCATAGCGAAACTTGGCAAAGCAGTTCATGCATAGCAGGTGAGTATAATACTGTGCGACGACGACTTCTTGCTTACACTCAGGACATCTCATAGACTGGCCTCCAAGATAGAAAAGTAATGGCACTTGCGGCAGATGTTATGACCGCGCTCGTTCTTGACGAAGATGTGCATTTCGCAGTCTACTTCATAAAACTTGGCCCGTTTCATAGCATGTCGCCGTTTCCAACGAGCATCATCAAGCACTTCCTCAATCCGGTCATCTGTGCGGTGTTCGTTGACCGGGTCAAAGTAGCAGTAATATAGCCAGTCATTGGCCTCGCGTAATTCTTTCCAGGCCCAGGCTTGCATGTCGCTGGTAATATCAAGGGGCTGATAAATCATGGCACTACCGTAATCCCGAACGTCTTGACCATGACCAATAAAGCACTTTCGGCTTCTTCCCTGGTGAAATACTCAGGCGAGAGCCAGGTATTTATTGGCATACATACTTCTACCCCGCTACAGCCAGACTGCTCATTGGCAACCCTGATCATTTTCCAGATTGTGGCTGGCGCAACATCGGTGACGATGATGTTAAAGGCGAACTCCCCACGAGTGGGTGATAGTCGAACTGATGTACATTCCATTTAGTCTCCATATCCCGCTGGCAAGCGGCTATGGGTAATCCAGCACCTTGGATTACCACACTTGACCTCAATGAATTTCTGTTCCTTGGGCGACCACTGCATATGACGATTTTGATGAGCCTTGATTATGGCTTGCTTTAGCCATTCATCAGTGGTCACATTATCTTCAGCAGCCAATTTGGATAGCAATTCGATAACCTCATTGACTCTAGCCAGCTTGTCGTTCTCATCCATACCTTGGATTTTCATCTTACTGTGCTCCTTGAGTGAACCAACCAAGCTGAATGTGAAGAATATAGAGTGTGCTGCAAATAGCCGCAGCCATGACAAATAAACCCTGCCACAAATCATCACCCTTACCCTTACCGTAGCCTTCGCCAAGCATCTGGATACCAAGATACCAGAAGAAGGTTTCCATGACACAGGTAGTAACGAAGGCGACGATCCAGAATCCATTAGGCATATTAGATTAGCTCCTTGAGTAGACTGACATCAGCTTCATCGGCCAAAGCATTGATGGCTGCCCGGCAAAAGTTCAGATAGTCTGACCCGGTCCCATACCAACTCATGCGCCGTACTCCATCGAGAACAGCCCACAGCATACGCTTGGCACTGATCCAGGTCAGACCATTGTGAATTCCGTCGCGATACTCGGTCAGTTCCATCAGGGCTTCAGGTGACTGATAGTCATAGCCATGCTCACGTGCCAGGCCCTCAATGTAGTCACAGACCGAACAGGAGCCATAGCTCAAGCTGGTGAAAGCATACTTGCCCTTCTCGTTCTTTAGCAGGTATAGATAGTCGCCTTGGTAGGAGCCGATGTTTGCCTGAGCGATGAGTTCATACTCCATGCTTTCAATGACTTCGTCATAGCCCAGGGTTTTCAATTCGCGCATGTTATTTCCTTTTATGGTTTGGTCAGGATGGCTACCAGGATTGCTGATAGCCAGACAAATTACTTCAGCGAACCAGGCAGTACCTGTTCGACATTGATTAACTGGACCAGGTCAGGGGCTGGCTCAACCAACGTGCCATCGACATTCTTCATGCCGCAAACACGCCATAGCGCATTGGCAATGACCATGTTGAATGAAAAGCCGCTATGACCATGAGTATCGCAGGGCATGGAAACACTATACCAGCCCTTGTGTTCTTCTTCGGTCAGGCCATCCATAGCCTTGAACTCGCCTTCCCATTTACCTGCGGCTGCCATATAGTGCAGCAGATGGTTCAGGTAAAACGGGTTAGCTTCTAGGGCTATGATGAGCCGATTGGCATCATCGTAGATGCTACGGTCAAACCAGCTTTCATTGCACAGCGGCGCAGTCATATCATAGAGCTTGACCTTGCCTGAGTTGACATAGCCCGCAGGCACTGGCTCTTGCGGCTTGTTCAATTCAGCCAGTCTAGCTTCTGACCTCTGGTGTTCTTCTTCTAACTCCTGACCAGTGAACTTGTCGTTGCCCACATCCTTACTGGAATAGGATTTCAGTGTTGTCCGATCAACATTATTGGCTTCAATTCGCCCAGGCACATTGACCCCATAGATCATCTGAGTAGCAAATGCCTCACCACCCTTAAAGACGATAGCAACGTAAACCTCGGACTGAATTGCCTCAATAGCATCGCCTATGCCATTTCGGGGCTGACCCAAGGTGATATAGACATAATACGAGTCTTCGTAGGTCAGAGCATAGATTTTGAAACTGCCGCCAATGAAAGGAAGCAAGTCATGGCCTGCTTCTTCCTGCATCCAGCGACGAACAGAGAAGACAAGGTCAAGCTGGTCATCAGTCAGCTTATCCAGGGTTTCAATCGCACTCGGCCAGATGGCTGACCATAACTTGGCCTGATAATCACGTTTTACCATCGGTAGGTTTTTCCATTGCATTCATTGAGCACAGCTTCGACAAAGTCACCCCAAATCTGAAGCACGGTGACATTTTTTAAGCGGCCATTGTCATCCATGGCATAGCAATCATCAGCCCGGCTCAGCATGAGCTTGCGGGCCTGATTGAGTGATTTGCACTCACTCTTGGTCAGGTGCTGACCACGCAGAATGTCACCTTCAGTGAACTGTTCAACATAGATGATGACTGGCTTGCCAGTGAGCAAAGCCCTGACTGCCATCCAGCCACTTTCAGCCAGGCTACCCCAGGACTCGGCGCTGGTACGAACAGCCATGATGAAGATGTCAGCGTTCCTGAAGGCTTCCTTTTCAGCCCGGTCTGCTGCATCATTCCATTCATCCACTACCGGGTCAAAGAGTTCGATAGTTGGTGGTAGCAACGCCTTGATAGCATCCCGCCAATCATCGAACATCGGGTCTTTTTTGTCCCCACAGGTGCCCATAGCAAATAAAGTCTTGGTCATTTGGTATCCTTTTTCGGCATGCCGAATTTAGTTATCCCACTTGATCTGGACTGCCGCAGGCAACTGAGGCAGAGGCCGCGCTGCTGGAATAGCAGGTGTAGCTGCCACTGAAATGGTCAGGGTCGGTTCAGACTTATAGGTCGTGGCATAATCGCCCGGCCATTTCTGCTCGACCATGACATAGTCTGCAAAATTCGTGGGATGAGTGCCATAAGCTGGCACTGGACCACCCATGATGAAATGCACGCGTTCTCTGACCCCGCTATAGTGAGGGATTTCCAGGTCAGGATGAATGGTGCGCAAGGCCATGGTGACACCCCAGGCGGTGAACTCAGCCTTATTTGCACGCAGGGTTTCGAGGAAGTCATCGACCATGGCATGCAAAGTCTGAATGTCCACTGGCTGACGCTGTACGGTTAGATTACTCAATTTATATTCTCCATCTGACCACGATCCATCGTTGGCGTGGTGCTTTTCTTATCTTATAGTGCCAGCCCTGATGGTGTTCATTCCACCATTGGGCCAGCAAGCGACACTCCCGCTTCTTCATAGGCTGGCAGAAAACTTCCATTATTCCACCAAGGCAATTGCCCTGATTGTTTGCTGGCTCGGACGGTAAATGATAAATTCATCCATGCCGCTATAGGACTTGACCCCTCTCACCGAATCAAAGCCGTTGGGTGCCGCCGTTAGGTGCGAATCATCCCCATCCAAGGTCTTCATGGTGCCCAGGGCTACATCAGCAATGAACAGAAACTTTGCCCGGCTATGGTTGGTGCTACAGTAGTTCAAAGAACGGCGAGACATATCAGCAAAGTAAATGCCCCGCCCAAAACGGCTGCCATTAGCAGCGATCTTAGGTATGATAAGTCCCGTCCGTAGGATGTGCCGGACATTAGCCCCGCGAGTTCCATGAAACATGGGATTGATATAATGCCGACCCACCCCATCAGTATCCCACGCGGCACGTTCGGGCCGAATATGAACAGAAAATAAGCCAGTAAGGTGGTGCCCGCCACCACTAGTCCGTAGAATATAATCCGAAATAGTCCCATAAGCCGCACTGCTCTGCTCCATCGTCTTTAGTTCCACGTCGCCAAGTTGGGTCAGATAATTCGTCTGACCAGTCGATGCCGCCTGATATGCAGCGAGTCCTGCTTCAAGCTGGTCTAATCGGTCCTCTTGCTCGTGAAGGTCAGAGATGAAGCGGCTAACAAGCCAATCCCAGGTTGCCGCATCAATCCGGGTCGGAAGCTGTGTAGGAATGGTATTATAGAACTGCTTGACCTGTTCACTAACTGCCAGACGCTCAGCTAATGTAGGGTTAGTAACCTGATGATAAGCAATCAGTCGCCCTAAGATGGCCTTGCCCTTGGCTATCTGATCCTTACTTAGTGCGTCAACTCCCACAGCCATATAGGACTTGATGTGCTCACCTGCCTCACGGAAGATAAGGTCAAGCAAATCAGCCACGCGCTTATCCGTGATAGCTGGATCAGCCACAGTAGTTACTGGTGCAGCCGTAGGCACATGGAGACTGACTTCGGTATAGCCTTTGCCTTCCTTCTCATAGACCTTACGGTACACATCGCCCTTTGACCAGCCAGTGAAAGACTTGGACTGCATGGATACATCGACCCGACCCCAGGTCGTTTTAGCCTGACCTGTTTCTGCCCACCATTCAATGGTCCATACCTTATTGTGATTGTCAGTCGGGTCAAAGCATATGAACTTACGCCTGATTGTTGGTTCGCTCATCTTATTCCACCCATACATAGCCCTGTCGCCGCAGTTCACCCTCACGGTCTTCAGGGTAAATATCCTCATGCGGGATGAACACAGCGTCAGGATCGTTTAGATACTGACCTAACGTGCGATAGTTCACTTTGACTGCTGGTGAATATTCATAGACATTTGGTTCCTCTATATATTCACCTGTCAAACGGCTGAAGCGACACTCCCGATAGTAAGCAGTTAGTTGTGCCAGGTCATTGCTTTCAGTCAGGATATAGTCTGATCCACAACATGAGCAAGATACACGCCAGGGATTGTGACCGAATAAATTCTGGAAGATGATGACTGCCTCATCTTCAGGAGCCTGAATGTAGATATGCTCCCATTCTTCCTTCTGCCCACCACCTGAGTGCATGTCAAAAAAGTGAGTCCACGGAATGTCATTTGCCATGAATAGCCTCCAATACTCGTCTAGTTTCATCCTCAGTAGCATGGGTCAGCACACTTTGGGCCTGCTTGATATAGTATTTGCGACTTGTGCCCGGCTTGGCCCAAGTCTCATCATACCAACTGCACAGATGCGTATGGCTAATGCGACATAATGTGCTATGCAGCAGGGTGGCGACTCGCTGTTCATTGGTCAGAGAAAAGGGAATGATTTTTGCCATGTCTTCTTCCACGTAGCCAACGGCTGTATTCATACGTCGAGAAACTATCCAGATAGCTTCATCAAAGCCGCAAAGACCCTTCTCGATGTACTTGGCCCAGCCCTGGACCATTTCATCGTAAGTGGTTAATGCCATAGCCTTTGACCACCTTTGCCAGTGAGCTTTCCTCACTATAAGTTTCGACTAGCTGATAGTAGAGAAAGGTGCGCTCCTCAGCCGTCAGAGCACAAATTGTTGTGGCATAAGCCCTTGGCTTACGCCGAGCATCGAACATATTGCGATATAGGCCCCTGACCTTGGCAACCTGTTCAATGGTTAGAGGACCAATGGCCTGTTCCCAGGCTGCGCTAACGATTTTCATGAATTACCCACTCCGCGTTATCGTAAAGGTCTTCACGTAAGGCTTCAGGGATTTCAGCGTTGTACCACATCATGACAATTTCGGTATGCCAAAATCCTTTGCGCCGGATTTCAAATTGCCTGCCACCATAGGGCAGAAAGCCTGACCCATCTGTCTTCATGTCATAGAGCCAGTAGTGAGTACCATCAATGCGAATGCTGCGATGGCTGAAGCGATTGTTATAGATATTCATCCAGTATAAGCAGTCAGAGCAATAGTCTTCTTCTACTGGCTGACCAATAGCTTCTGGCTCATAGACGCCTTGTTGTTCTTGATATGGTCTCAGCTTAGGACCATAGCCAATTTCCATCTCTAAAATGACCATTGGCTGGAACTTGCTCCAAGTACCACAGCTAGGACAATAAACAAAATTCATGCTCATTTCTTGCATACCTCCATCTTATAGATGGCTGTCTTACCCACATAGGTCAGGCTATTGCACATAGGCGTGGTAAGCATTTGCTGTTCCAATGGCGCTGGCGCATGAATAATTGCCATCCAGAGAATGAATAGAGCCAGAATACACAGGATCATGGCAACCAGATCAGACTTGGAGATTTTCATTGCATTCCCCCACTGTGAAATAGGTGCTGAACTGCCGGACCAAGGACAACGACGATTACAATGATGGCAGTCACCAGAATAATGGTAGCCAGCCATTGCTCAATCTGTCTTTGCTTAGCCTTGTGAGCCTTATGAGCCTTGACTTCATCAAAGAATATGTTGTCAAAGTCCTTCTCATAGGTGCTGATGAGCATATAGGCTGTTTCAAGCTCACGTTGAAGCCGCATAAATTCTTTCATTTCTTCTTCAGTCAATGTAGGGCATCCTTTCTTCAAATTGGTCAGGATCAATGTCCTGACCTCGTTTTAATGCTGCCTTAGTAAGCCGTCTGGCCTTGCGGTTAATACGCTGAGCCTCATAACGATAACCTTTATAGCGGTCAAAGCTACGGCCATACTTGCGATACCAGACCTGACGACCAACAATTCTAGAGTCTAAAGGCCATAGCTCTACCTCGCCTCTAAGATGTGCTCGACGTAGGACAGCTATCTCACCTGCAATATTATGACGGTCATCCTTCTCTGCATCACGTCGCTTGCGTTTGTTGGCTTTAGCCCGCTCACGCTTGAAGAAAGCTTCGATTTCTTCTGGCGAATATTCGTCCATAAAGCATCCTCTAATGTGGAGAAGTATAACATAACTAGACTAAAAAGAAAAGCCCTCTACATGAGAGGGCTAGTCGCTTAGCAATATGACAAGTTAGAGTCGATGATGGTCACGCCTTCAGGGATTTCACCATGAGCTAGTGCTCCGGCAATTTGGTCACACCGCTTATTGTAGGTGTCACCAGCATGGGCTTCGACCCATTTGAACTCCACCTTATAAGCCTGGGTCAAGGTATAAAGTTCTTTCCAGAGGTCCACATTAGCAATAGGGCCTTTGCTACCTCGCCAACCCTTGGCTTGCCAACGTGGTACATATTGCAGGTTGTCTTTCATATAGTTGCTGTCAGTCTTCAGCACAATGGTATGCTGTACTGCTTCAGGCTTGAGGGCCTTGAGCGCACTGATAGCGGCTTGAAGCTCCATCCGATTGTTGGTTGATACAGGGTCAGAACCACCAATAACCCTCTCAGCCTGGATTTCGCCCTCTACTATATATAATAGAATAGCGCACCAACCACCACGGCCTGGGTTGGGTACAGCCGAACCATCTGTCCAGATTGAAATATTATGCACGTTCATGCTCCTGGCGCGTTAGCGCCACACTATAAAGGGGGATTGCTCCCCCTTAGCCTTACTTGCTAGAATTCACGCTAACACGTGTGCCCAAGCCAAGCGCACAAAATAGAATCAAGAGCTTGAATGCCTGACCCATATTCAGTGCCGCAGGTAGAATGCCCCAGGCTACAGCCCCACGGAAAATGTCTGGTACAACCCAGGTCCAAATGACTGTAATCAGCCATAGACTGGCTACACCCAGGAAAATGACGAAGCCTAGAGCGCCTAGGCCAATAACAGCCCATCCAAAAAAGTCTTTCACGTTAGTATCCCTTTCATTACGGTATGCAAGTTGCCATCATCTTCAATGGCACTGACCATTTCATAGTGACCATCTGGTATAGACTGGTCAGTCGATAACAGCGCAATCATATTGCCCAGTTTGGTTCTGAACTCCTGCCTGCCTTCCATAGTAGGACTGGTCATCAAGGTAAATGGCTGCCCTAGCCAGGTGGGTATGAAGTTCCTGACCATCAGCTTATACTCGGTACGCTTCTCCTTACTGATCTGACCCATGGCAATATCCTGCTTGGTGTGCAGACGGTACAGGTTGTACCACACTGCCTTCATTAGCATGTTCAAAGGACGTATCGGATCAATCTCAGGGTTATTGAAGATAAGCTCAGCCTTCTGACCATCCCACTCAATATCGCCAATGATGCCCTGCATACGCAGCGTTTCGATGAACTGCTCACCGACTGCATTGAACAGAATGCCATCACGGATATAACCTCTATCTTTAGCCCCTACACCATGAGCACCAAGGGTATAGACATTGGAGACCAGGCCATACATCAGGTCAGGATGTTCAGCAGTCTCAAACTCAGCAAGCTTCTTCTGCACCAACTCCTTGACCTTCTGCATGTCATCACTATTAGGTACCCGCTGCTCAATGACCTTGCGCAAGAACTGTCCATAGATACTGCGCATTTCATTGACTCGTGGCATATGTTCACGGCCATACTCAAAGAGAGTCACAGGCGGCATAGCCTTAATAGCTATTTGGCTGACCTCATCTTCAAACCAGGCCATCGTGCGCTGCATAGCCTCAGTCAACTGGTCAATCTCATGAGCACTGGTATAGCTCAGCTTGAAGTCCACCATGCCAGCTAACCGTGGAGCCAATGACTTGGGCACAGGTCGGGCTGCAATGACCTCAGCTATCTTCTGTATCCATAGCAGCACTTGACTGAGATCGCCTACTTCCTTGACTGTGAAATCAATCACATCCTCAAGTTTGGCAGGCAGGTCATGAGGACTATCATCAAACACAGCCACATGGAGCATGAGCATATTACAGAAGCGGCCCAACACACCCAGGTTCTTAGCGCATTGTTCAATGGTCAGCCACAGGGCTTGAGGTTCATAGTGGTCAGGATACATGCCTAGCACATCTAGTCGCTCGATTGTGCCATAATGATTGCCCTGGCTCTCAATCGGCAGAGGTAGGTCAAGACTATTGAGTTCGGGGATAGTGCCGTCAAACCAGGCTGTGGTATCACTGCCCAGCATTGGCTCACAGAGAAGATATTCGCCCGATTGGTTTGGACTCCTATAGAACAGCACCTTATGACGATTATCGGCCTTGTCCAAGAAATACACGACCCAGTGCCTATCATCAGCATCAAAGCCTCCATTACGCCGCGAATAGGCTGACCAGTCTTCATCAGCGATATATAGACTGGCTGTATCCCAGTCGAGCAAGCATTTGCCTGGCTCAACCACGCGATTGCCCATTGAAGCAGGAGCAATATAAGCACCACCACCAGGTACAGGGAAGCGCATACCATCATTCTGGCTGCGCAGTTGGTTCTTATATTGGTCAGCCGCACCCATGATAGCCTTGGAGAACCATTCAATCTTGCCACCACTGACAATATAAGCACCAACGGCCCATTCATCCAGACGGTCAATGGCTTCCGCACTCTCAAGGTTATAGAGCATTCGTGCTAGTTCAGGGGTATCACTATTGCTGATACCCTTGAGAACATGGCGCGTGCTTTGCTCTAGCCATTGCACAATATTCGGCACGCCGAAAAAGTTGAGCAGGTTAATGAGGCTCTGAATGTCCAGCTTCATCTGTTGTGCCCCATGAACGGCATTGAGGCCAGCAAATTGGTAAGCTGATTTGAATTCAGTCTTGGCTACGTCCACTGGACACCGGATGTCTATACCAGTGGGCAGGTCAACCACTTCAGCATGACCCTTATATTGGCCGAATGGCCCCATGATAGTTAATTCCCAACGGCGACAGTATTCAAGTTCAGCCATATGTCGCTTATACTTCTTGCGAGAGAGGCCGCTCAAATACTGGTCGCATTTGAGAACGAATTCGCGACTCACTTGAAAGACACCATCCCACACCTTGGCGTCGAGCGTATCATCTTCCCATATGGACAGACTGACATTCTCGGCCCCATATCTATATGGCCGCACCATACGACTGATGCGCTTACTGGCTGTCGCAGGTGATTTCTTGAAACTGACCTGCCATCCTAATAGGTCTAGGATAGCCTGCCCATTCTCGGCCAGGGGTGTAGTCAGGACATTAACCTGATCATCTTTATTCCAGACCAGGCCCTTACTGAGATTAGCCTGAAGCAAGGTCATGTCTTCTTCTTCGCGTAGCAGATAACTGGTGATGGTCCAGTCACCTAGCTTGGCAAGGAAGGGATAGACCTGACCACCTGTTTTCGATTTGGAATTGATAACATTCATTTACGCCCTCATCTAGATAGAAGGGGCACAAGGCCCCTATTCAAATGTTATGTTATAACCACGTTTGAACACATCATCATCTGGATCAACCCTGGCCCACTCTGTTTCCCAGTTCAAATCAGCATATTTGGGTAGAAGCTTCTTGAGATGTGAGGGATAGACTGGATAGCGCTCATCATCGGCAATGAAGATAGACCAGCTATTTCTGTTGGGGTATAGCTCAAGCTGCCAGGTTAGGGCATCATCAATCTGTGCTTCCAGCCATTTGAGTAACTTGACCTCTTGTTCTTCATGGGTCAGGCGCTTAGGTTTGGCTACTGTCATTTGAAGGTTATCTTCCAGCCCATATGTGCTCCTGTTTCGGTGCGAATAGTGCAGTTCTCGATGCTGGTTTCCCAGTCATCATAAGCTTCTAGCGCTTGCTGCACTGCTTCTTTCTGATAAGGCTGACCCATACCACGTTCATAAGGGTCAATGTAAACGAAACGCACTTCAGCTTTGGGGTCACATTCAATGTTGTGGGTTAGCTGGGTATCAATCGTGATTTGAATTCTGTCTACGGCAGCCTTAAACTGCTTGCGCAAGAATTCTTCAGCATCAGCCGCACTTGGTTTTGGGACAGGCATGGGACACTCCTATTTGAACAACATGTAATAGCCTGGTGCCTGAGCTTCCATATTTGCAATCCAGGTTACCTGCCAATCGAATGGTTCATAGAGAGCAATGATGCTATTGATGTGCCAGCCAGAAACATTATGGCTGTTGCTACGGGGAATGAAAACCATATGTTCAGGGCTATATGGATTTTTCTTGATAGAGTTCTCAAGCTGAGCATCAATAAACCCTTCAAGCCACTGATATAGCTTGACCTCATCCTCTGTCTTGCCCAATAGCTTTGGCTTTTGAACTGTCATCGGAACACCACCTTGATGGCTTTCTGCTCAGTACGCCATGAGACCGCATACTCACTGTCAAAACGTGATAGCACTTCACTGACCTCATCCAAGCGAATCAGATCAGGATCATAATCCACCCTGACCTCATGCTTGACTGAACCCGGTGTGCGCTGCCGTGCTTCATCAAGCTTGAGCTTGATAGCATCCTGCAATGAGCGCAGTTTCTTCTGGCGCACTGACTCAATAGAGCCTAGCGCCCTATTCTCGACGGGCCTACTGATCGTCATCTTCGTCAGCACCCCCCAGGTTATTATAATAATCCGTTGCACCAGACTGGAAGCCGGGCATCCGACTGAGGTCAGACCAAGACTGCTTGGGTTGGATTGCAGTATTAGCTTCAACAAAGTCTTTGGCTTCCTTCAGACCCCATTGAGTCACTTCACGGACGAACTTGATGGCATGAATTTTGCGTTCAGGTTCAGATTTCATCCAGCCACGAATAGCCATTTCAAGCGTTTCCATACTGGCAGCCCGAAACAACATGCGGCTCTTGGCCTGTTCCAGTTCCTTCTGAAGCTCGTCAGCCTTCTGGATATGCTCATGCAGTTCATCCCAGGCCAGACCTTCGTTGTTTTCGTCAATCTGCTTGACGCTGACCAGCAAGTCCTCAATGGCCTCTATAATAGAACGAATAGGCAAGCGGTGTGACATGTGTACTCCTATAGTGATACTAGAGTAGAACAAGAGTTGCAATCGAGTGTGACACGAGTTGGACCAGAGTTACTTCGGCATGCCGAATTTGAGTTTGCTCTGGATATAACGAATGACCATCTCCCGACCATGCACACCATTCAAGCTGGTCAGAATATCATGTGTGTTGTGTTCATGGCGGCTCAGTAAGCCAATAGCATCAATCTCGCGAGTAAGCTTCTGAATATTGGCCGCTGTTAGCTCATGAACTGGAATGGTGCTAAGGTGCCAATCAATCTGTTCCTTTGGCCCCTGGTCAATGAGTAGACCAACGATAGTCCGGGTCACTTCCTCAATGCTCACGGCGTGTTATTCCTTTTGCTGTTTTGAATGCCTTCTAGACGAGTGATGGCATCATCTAGAGTCAAAGTGAACCAGGTGGCTGAACCAAATTGAGTCTCAGCATAGACCAATTCACCTGACCCAATCTTAAGCGCCATCATAGGGATTTCCTTGCCACTATCCCCAATAGCCCATACCAGAGCATCCTCACCCAAGAGCTTGCGGTCAGTCTTCAAGCTGAGGTTCTTGAAATTGCTATGCAGCAAATTGAGGAACCTGACCCATTGTGGTGAGGCTGGATTGACATTAGGCACCTGAGCTACCTTGATGATGTCGAACCAATTCAGGTCAGTGATATTATCCTCGCGACTGTTGCGCAATCGCGCTTCCTCATCATAGTCAATGTGCCCTTGAGAGGCAAAGGTCACTTCCCAGGGCCTGATAGGTCGGCCATCAATATCATAGAGCGGCGTGCGTTTGTCGCTCACTGATTTGCGGTCATCCAATCGATAGTGAGGCTTGCGTATATTCCTTGTTTCAGGCTGACCTCTCTCATTGATAGCCGTATGGGTTGCTTTGATACGCTTGCCCTTAGCATCATAGAGATAATCACCATCTTCAACTTCATACACATAGTTATTCTCAAGCCTGCTATGGTCATAGTTGAGGTCGTCCGGTACCCAGGCAACCACAGCATCAACGGCTTTTGCCTTCAATCGATTGCGCCTGGCTTCCACATTAGCCTGGCGAAACATATTGAAGATGAGCCAGCCTACGCCAATAAGCAGTAGGGCGATTAGCATATTTGACATCCTTATTTCCCCCTATCATGTTTATATTATAAACGTCATCTTATTAAAAAGCAATATTAATAAGTTTGAGCGCCTGATAGTTCTGAAAAAAGGGTGAAGCTCTCAACGAGGAGAGCTTCTATGTAGTAACCATTCACTCAAAGCATGGCATATATTCCTGCTGACCCAGCATTAAGGCGCGTTAGCGCCCGTTCTTGAAGCGTGCCTGCTGTTCCCGCGCCTTGCCATTGGCAATGCGGCGTTCGTAATCATTGCGATACACAGGCTGAATCTGGCGCTTGATGGTCATGCGCTCACGGCTGTCATCGACATTGTGAGCATCGGTCTTGCTGGCCTGCGAAACAATTGCGTTCATGGTTGGTATCCCCTGGAACTAATTGGACAAGGTCAAGTAATACAAAAATGACAGCCAGTTGACTTCGGCGTCATTCAGTTGAATGTCTTCGCTCATGCCTTTGATGTGATAGTACAGCGTTACATCATTCATTTCAGGCATGTGTTGGGATTTCTCCCAATTAGCCATATAGACAATGCGCTTGGCTACCCGATAGACTTCATCAGCCCGGAAGATAGCTGCGCTTGTGTCTTCCATTTGATGGACAGTATCAATGAGATTTACCATATTCGGCCTGCCGAATTTTTACTCGAACGAGGTTATATCTTGTCAGGCTATCTGTACTTGATGATATACCAGCGGCATATTCAACTTTCCAGCCCACGCTTTTACGTGCTTACCTGACCCTGGTCTCGCTACTATATATGGATAGCTCCCACACTTACGTGTAGGAGCTTATATAGCCAATTAACCAGGTTAGACGTTGAAGGGTGCAGCCGCTTCACTGCTTGGTGCAGGAGCTTCTGTGACCACTTCTTCTTCCTTGGCCTCTGACCAGATGTAGCTCACACGAGCTTCGCCATTCAGGTCAATGGCTTCCACCACGTTATCCGTGTTGATGTTCACCGGATAGCTCTTGGCGGTGATGAACTTGCCATCCTCAGCAACGATAGGCTTGATAACCGCCAGCAGTGCATCTGCCTGCTTGCCAAAAGCCTTGAGTGTAGCAAAGAACGGTTTCTCAGGGGCACTCAGGTCACGGTTAACAACACCCATCATTACCCAGGTGTGTCCGTTCTTATCCTTACCTGTCATGCCGTTCTTGGTGGACTGTAACCGCATGATACTCATTATTACCCTTCTCCTTATTAGACTTAAGCTTCTCAATCAAGGCTTTGACTGATACACAGACCTTAGCCTTGTCTTCTGACGATAGAGAACGAATAGACTGTATGCTCGGCGCATCATTCTGGCTGTTCATGATAAACCCTATATGGATAAGCCCCTATATATATAAAGGACATAGCAGCAGCTAAAGGGGGTGGATAACTGCTGCTATGATGCAAAGTATATATTTGCACATTAATGAAAGGATTAAATGTAGTGCCAATCCTGTAATTTGAGGTAAGAGGATTACCCTGCTAATCAAACGCTCGTTCAATTACGCCTGATAGTTGCCAAAAGAACCAGAGCCTAAGCCCTGGTGTAACGAGAAATGAACTCACCATACTTCTTTGCCACAGCCATGCTCATTGAGCCTGACCCATCTTTCACTGCGGTATTCACTGCCGTGTAGACAGTGATGAGTTGACGCTGTGCAATGCTCGGATTTGAGGATGACATTGCTTTGGCATAGTCATTAGCTGCAACAATCAGAAAATTCTTGAACATGATGTTTACCCCTATATATAGATGATTGCGAAAGAATTGAGATGTCCCCCACTCAATGAGCGAGGGACAATGTTGATTACTCGCCAAAGGCACCGAGATTGACACTGATGCGAGGAGCACCAAGCCAATACGTCCTCTGCAACGTACCGTTGTACTCGCTGTCACGAGCATTGCTGAGGAATGTGCCGAAGTCGATGACCAATTCAGCCTGGGCTTCACGGTCCTTGTCATCCTTGCCGATGAACAAGAGCGTCTGACCGTTGCTGCGATTGGGAATGACCTTGATGCTCAAACCCTTAGCTTCAGCCTTGGCCTTGACCCAAGCCAGGAAGACGTTGTCCAAGCCATTGCCAGCCGAGACACGGACACGACGATTGTCTTCTTCACCAGAAGACGCTGAAACATGACCAGATGCAGAGACTGTCACAGATGTGAGTGTGCGTAACATGTAGACCCCCCTATAGGTTCACTTACGAGATTGCCCAACTAACAGACCACACCCATTTGAATTCTTGGGGTGGTCATGTGAGGCTTCTCTATTTTTCCGGGGGGTTCCCACGTGAGATGTCAAGTCCTGCTTGTCAGCCAAGCTCAACACTACTCGTAAGGGGGATTCCGATGCTGCCACCACAACGCTTCTACTACAACCTGGGGGAGTTTCTACGCGACATGAACCCCGAACCATCCAATCATGAAAACGACCCTTACTTCGACATGGGGTCAGCGATGGCCCGCGTTTTCCTGGGAGTTCGCAGTGAGCTTCCGAATGACTATATAGCCATGAAGCTGGCTGGCGAACTGATGGCCCGCATCAACGGCATTGACTTTGATGATGATGAGGAGGATGACGAAGAACTGGCGTGAACGACGAGCCTCAATACACCGGAAGCCAACGGCTAGTCATGCTTTACAGACACCTGGCCCAAGGGTTTCCAGTCTCACCAGCGCAATACGCCGCAGAACATGGCATCAAGAGGCAATCAGTTTACTACCAACTCGCGCTGCTCAAGCGCATGGGTTTCCCTATCGCCAATATCGACCACGGCGAGTGGGCTTTTGGTAGTTTTCAGGACGTTAGCTTTGACCTGCTGTCCATGACTTACGGCAATACACACAAGACGGCAGCACAAAGACTGGTCAGTCTGTACCAGGATTTGGTGCGAGGTAATGAAGTCTCCCCGACCAAGTATGCCAAAAGCAGTGGGGTCAGGCGGCAGACTATATATCGTCAATTCGACCTGCTCAGTCAGGCTGGCATTCCGGTGACGAACTTTGGAGACCGGGGCTGGACACTAATGGATTACGTGGAATATCTCTATGACTGAACCAATCAAGCTCGGCCCGACTGACCAGGGCTATTTAGCTATCTTCCAGGCATGGCTGCAAGGTGATAAGCCTGCCATAGTCCATATGACCAACGGGTCGCAGTGGATGAAGTTGGACTCAGATAGCACCATTTTCTTCATCAAGCTCGACACTGATGACAATTCGTTGTGGAATGCGACCTCATTGGGTGGCATTGTTCGATGAGCAAGCGCCCGGTTAACGCCCAGCGCCAGATTTACCGCATGTCGCAGGCTGACTATGAAATTATGGAACGGGGTAAGACTGACCCGAACTATATTACAGACTACTATATGCGTGCGCCCACTTCTGGCACTCGCTGGATGCGTACTCCGCAGCCCTTTGATGAGGACAAGGCTCGTGGTTGGGCTTTTCTTTATCAGAAGTGGAATGAGGCGGATCGGCCCGAACGCCTGTTTGTCCATGATGACATCGAATACACCATGCAGTGGGACATGGAAGGCTACCCACTGTTCTGGCACAAGCATGGTTGGTTATGGCAACCCTGGCAGAAGGACTGGTTTTTGTGTCCTCAGCCGGAAGTGACAGTAGTAGGTGGCTTTGGGTCAGGTAAAACAGCCGCCATTGCCACCATCCTGGCGGTATTGGCGATGACCACGCCTAACTTCCGAGGCTTCGCTGTGGCTCCGCAGATGATCCAGGCCATGGAAGTCTATAAGTACATCATGATGAACTTCTCTGGCACGCCCTGGTTTGACCGCTTTGTCTGGAACTTCCCCAAGAAGCCCTATCCACAGTTCGTGCTGAAGTCGGACTATATAGGGGAGAGCACTATCGAAATCCTATCCATCGAGCATGACCCGGAAAAGGTCAGGACATTGGAAGGGGACATCATCTTCTTGGACCAGGCTGAGAAGATTATGGAACTGGATGATCTGATTAGGGACTTGGGCAGCCGTTTGCGCGGCCAGATTCAGGGTCGTGCCAAACTGGGAAAGCTCAATTTGGTCGCCAATGCAGGTGATAACCCTCAGTTATGGATGCGCTATGACATGGCGGAGTGGGAGCCGGACACCTATAAGTCCTTCAACCCCGCGTCCTGGGACAATATCTACCTGACCAAGTCTGACATCACGAACCTCAAGCGCCGCGTGGGTGGTGAAGGCGTTGATGTTGACCAGTGGATGGCCGCCAAGCGACCTATGGGTCGCGGTGAGCACTTCCCACCTGATATGGTGAAGGATTGCACAGATGATGGATTGGACCATATCATGGATCAGGCGCAGGCCACGGTCAAAGAAGCACGTGAGGTGATAGAACGGACCAGGGGGAAGACGCCGATTAAGCTGGAAGACCTGCCGGAATACTATTTCATCAAGAAAACCAGCCAAAAAATCGGGGTTTACCAGTGGGAGATGCCACCAGACCATAAAGCGGGTCGGCAGTACATCGTTATAGCTGATCCGGGTCAAGGCAATCCACCTGACCGTAACTCGGCAGCCATTTTTGCCTGGGATATTACCGAGTTTCCCGAAAAACCTGCCTATCTGCGTGGTTTTAACTGGGTTTTTGGCAATGGCAGCTACTGGCCCTTCCTGACCGAGTATGAAAGGTACGTCAAACTCTACCGGGCGCAGGGTAGGAATGCTTTTGATGCCACTGGGGTGCAAAAAGGCTTCGATGAGTTGGTGTTTGCCATGATGAGTCTCCATGCTGAGGGGTTGAACATGGCCCAAAATGGCAAATACCTGGCTTTGAACGCCGCCAAGATGTTTATGGGCAAGCGATTGATGGTTTTCCCCTATATATCGCACCTCTCGAACCAACTGACCAACTATGTTTTGCCGGATACCAAGATTCGACAAGATTTAGTCATGGGAATCTGTATGAGCGCACTTTACATGCGCAGATATTATTGGGAAGACGCACAGGATGATGATGGAACGTATCCGGTTGCTACTACGCGCACTGATCGTCGAGATAGGCCGCTTAAAGACCGACATTTCAGACGCCATCGCAGACGTTAGATTTTCGGCATGCCGAATTATTGGCCTGACCTTCAACCGTTGGGGTCAATTGCTCATGCTGGACCATAAACTGGCTCGACTCTGCTTCTGGATAGCCAAAGGCTTCTATGATAGTCCGATTGTAGGGACCAAGCAGGTCATCAGGCGCAGACGACGATGACCTTAAAGCGAATCATGGAACTTGAACCACGCGAAACGCTGGTCAATGTCCAAATACGTATGGGGCCATCTGAAACTGCCCGGCGCTGTAAAGGCTACCGGGGTGGTTGCGCTGATGCAGGTGAAACCGTTTATCACATCTATACCTTGCCAATCCAAGACCCCTATTCCCTGGTGGAGTATGGTGGCCTCATTGGATGGGTCAAGACACTCTGGTTAAAGGAACTCTAAATGCCTTCATATTTTCAAGACATCGAAGACCGCCGCATAGGTACGGGCACAACTGTTCCTTTTACCCAGGATGAGTTCCCCGCTATCTTTCCCTTTGCCCGCTGGTCCTATCAGGCAGACCGCTACCTGAAGTATTGGTGGGGCTTTACTGGGCAATGGCTCAATGAGACTATGCCTGAAGGCGTGGATGATCATGGCAATCCGGCGCTGCGTTATCCCCTTCAGATTAACTACCTGAAGAAAGTGTGCATGGAGCATAGCTATGTTCTATTTGGCGAGGTCAATGATACGCCAGGTCCACTGGCTCCTATCCGCATTACGCCACGCAATAAACCAGGCAAAGACAAGGTGGATGATGCGGCCAGAACACGAGCCGATGAGCTTGAAGACTTCATCAACCGGGTGTGGACTGATAATAATGGGCGCTCCTTACAGCAAGAAGCCGGGCTACTTCAGTCGTTCCTGGGCGGTATCGTCTTTCGCCTGGGCTGGAATCCTGAAGACCTTAAGCTGGAATATGGCATCCGGCTGGAACATATCCTTCCTGATTTTTTTCTACCTGTATGGGACACTGGGCGACCAGAGTATTTGCTTGAAGCCTGGGTTATTTACCGAATGTCAGGTCGCGAAGCTCATCTTCGTTTTGGCTATGACCTTGCTGATGGCGCGGCTGATCCTTTGTTCATCGAGCATTGGACCGAAAAGAAGGTCACCATCAAGCTAGGTGATAAGCCGCTGAAGTATAAGATTGGCAGTACCGAGTTCCTGTTTGATGACATGGATAATCCCTTTGGTAAGGTGCCTTTCTTCTATATCCCTCGCGAACGGGCTGGCAGCTTTTATGGCTTGAGTCTGCTAGATGACGTGGTTGAACTTGCCAAGGAAATGAATGCTCGGCAGGCTGACATTTCTGACGTGATTGAAGAAGTGAGCCATCGTGACACCTATATCCGTAATGTTAATACGGCTCCCAAGACTATGGACATTGGTGGAACCAGGCCAGCCATCAATTTGGGTCAGACACCGCCAGGTGGTGAAGAACCAGACGTGTTTGCTATTGACCCACCTCCACTTAATGAGGCGATGGTCAACCATGTCGAAACCCTGCGCCAGCAGTTTGGTCGAGATACGTTTATCCCTGGTGTGGCTGAAGGCGAAGACGAAGGTAGCCAGCGTTCAGCCTTGACCCTGGCTTTCCGTATGCACCCCCTCACGGCTAAGGTTAGAGCAGTCAGGACATACTGGACCACTGGTCTGATCCTGATTGCCAAGGCTATAGCACAGTTGGCTGCACAGAAGGGTATTGCTGGCATCACCACGAAACATCTGGAAGAAGTCGATTGGGCAGTTGATTGGTCACCCATGATCCCGCGTGATCGTGAAGCTGACCTGAATGAAGTGGCGATTGGCATCCAGAGCCAGATGATTACGCCCCGCGATGGCAATAAGCTGCTAAACCTGACCGAAGACGCGCAGCGCACTGAGGAAGATGTCATGAAGTGGTTGCAGTTCTTGCAGCAGTTGGCAGGCTCAAGCGAAACCAAGGAAACGACCAGTGCTCCATCCCAGGGCAAAGTCCAGGTCCACACCAAAACGCAGGCTATCTCGACCATCATGAAGGAACCCGGTGAGCAGTAATGACCTTTCAGTACGGTGACACGGTCAAGATACGCCGGGAAGCATTGCGGGGAGACTTGCAGTCCTTCCCGCAGGGCTACTTCATTCGCTACATCGACAAGGACAGGGTTGAGGTTGAACTGGCCTTTTGGGAAGAAAAGGTCAAGCTGAACCTGGCTGACATCGAACTGATCAGGAAAGTTCAGAAGTCCATATAAGTGTCAGGTTTCACTTGTCGGGCATAGTTGACGATAGTCGGAGAAATCCGACTATTTTATTTGGGGGTTCTCTCATGCCTGACACATCTGACCTTGACACTACAGCCTCGCGTTCAGAAGCGGTGAAGCGCGACACTGACGGCGTCAAATCAGTGGACTACGAAGCCAAGTATCGCGGCCTGTCCAAAAAGTACACCAAGCTGGAAAAAGACCAGGAAAAACTGCAAGAACTCTACGACGATGCAGTCTCTCGCGCTGAAGAAGCCGAAGGCAAGGTTCGCACAGGAACCAAGGACATTCAGAAGCAACTGAATGACATGACTTCCGAGAAAGACAAGTTCGAGAAGTTAGCTACCAAGTGGGAACGTGAGCACAGCCTGCTTAAGACCTCAACCGTGGTTAAAGACAAGTACAAAGATGTCTTTAAGGTGTTTGAGCCAGAAGACCTCCGGGCACCGGACGACTTCGACAAGCCGGAAGACTACGAAGCCTACCTGAAGCGCCTGAGCGACAAGATTACGCCTTCCAAGCAAGATGAGACCAAGACAGATACCACGCAGCAGCAGACACAACAGACTGACACCGAAGAACAGGGCCTGGCTGCACAGCGTCGTAACTTTCTGGCAGGTGCTACCCCAACCGTCAGCCTCGGCTCACGTGACAATAATCGGGCACGCTCGATGAACGAAATTCAAGATGACATGGAGAAGCTTGATTATCGCGATCCAAAGTACCAGCAGCAGTACATTACGCTGGAACGGGAAATGGATGCAGCGATGGCTTCCCGTAAGACCTTCTAAGAGGTAACAATGGCTGACATCATCGGTTCACCGTACCAACGGTCTGACTTCTCTCCCACATTCGACACGAGTCTGTACGCCAACCATCCCTGGGCAGGCATCACGACCAAGGAGCGTATGTTCTACGATCCGGTCTTGCGTGATGTTTACCGCTGGCGCTCAGTCTTCTCACCGTATATCTCATTCCAGCAGAACCTGGCAAACCGCGCCGCCAAGACGATGTCGGTCACCAGCCTGTATGACATTCACCCCGACTTCAACCGCATTGGCCTGCGCGATATGAGTGCGCCCTCAGCACATTTCGACAGCAAGGGTCAGGAAATCACGTTCGAGCGTTATGGTGGCAAGGTTAGCTACCATGTCTACGACGAACTGGTGACCTACTGGCAGTACCAGGGCGGCAATATGTCGGCTATTCGCCGCATCGTTCAGGACAAGCTCGGTCAGCACATGATTGACGTGCAGGACATGCTGGCCCGCAATGCTATGCTCAGTGTTCCTTTCAAACTCTACGCCTCTGGCGCAAGCAGCTTTGCTGGCTTGACCAGTGACGACAAAATCTCCACCAGCCAGTTGAACGAAATTCACCTGGGCATGAAGTATCGTGGTGTGCCCTATGCGCAGAACCTGAATGGTACAGTCGGTACCATCGTCTGCATCACCTCACCCGGCGTGATCTTCGACCTTCAGCAGCAGACAGACCCCAAGGATTGGCTAACCCCCATGGCCTATGCTGATCCGAGCCGTCTGTTGAACTATGAAGTCGGCACCTATCGTAACGTGCGTTTCGTCGAGACACCCAAGGCGACTCTGTTCAATGCAGGCACTATCACGGTGCAGGCCAGTGTCTCCGCAGCAATTGCGGCTGGTGACGGCTCACCTGACCCGAATGATCCGACCAAGATGGTCGATTCAACCTGGAAGGTTGGACAACCTGGTGCTACGCACTATGTCCAGCTTGACAGTGGTACGACCATGACCAACTTCGCCATCAATGACATCGTGTCTATCCATGTTCAGCGCACCAGCGATTTTGGCGTGTCGAACGGTGTGGACTTCCGCGATGGTAAGTTGACCAATCGTCGTATCGTGGACATCGACACGACCAACAAGCGGTTGAGCTTTGACCAGCCGATCATGGTAGACATGAGCACCAACCTGGGTGCTGGTGTTTACGCTTATGTGACCAAGGGTCTGCACATCCACTCCTGCATTTTCGTGGGTGGGTCAGATGGCATCGTCATGGGTGTTGGTCGCCCGCCGCGTTTGCACGCGCCTGGTCCCATTGATGACTTCGACAGCATCTGGCGCTTTTCGTGGGATAGCTACCAGGGCTATTGCAACTATAACCCGAACGTTCTGGAAACCCTATTCCTCAGCGCGTCCTTCCGTCAGGTCGGCGCGATGCTGCAAGGCTAGTTAATGAGAGGGTCAGACCAATAACCTGACCCTTTTCCAAGGAGAAATCAATGACACCGACTAACCCGCCTTCATCTGCCGTCGATGTGACGACTGTTGCAGGTCTTGTCGCTGCTCTGGCAACAGGCACCGCCAAGATTTATATCTATACGGACACAGGCACCATCCAGGCACCTGGCCTGACCTCAGATGCTGTCCGTACTGCCGTGATTGCTGCTTATGGTGACCAGGCAACAGCACAGTGGGGCACTGCCACAGGTGGCACTGCTTACTACAGTGCATCCAATGGCGTCTACACCTTTGAAGGTAACCTGCCTGCGGCTACCTCATTCGCCGTTGACCGCCATGTCTATCTGGACTCCAACACGACCTATGGCTACCTCAAGATTCTGAATGGCACGTATGCAGGCAAGTATGTCCGGCGCGATGACATCCCGGTCAACATCGTCGGGGGTCTCTAACTCATGAGCGTGACGTGGGCCACGATGAAGACGTACATCCAAGAGGGTATTCTCAAGGATGACACTGCTGATAGTCGTTACACCGCACTCCAATTCGCGGCCTACGCACGCTGGGCCTGCGCTGAGCTATCACAGCATACAGCGCGGGCTGATGAATATGTCTACCAGGGCGATGGGACACAGAGTCGCTTCGTCCTGCCTTCCGACCTTATAGACACTGTCGAAAAATCAGGTCTCGTCGCTCTGGTAGACACATCTTCCACAAGGTTCATTCCACCCTATAAACGCTTGCCCGAAGTAAGCTGGCCGACTGATGTGACTGGCCTACCTCGTGAAGCCTATTGGGAATGGCCGACAGGCAACCTGACCCTTGGCTTTACTCCTTCTGCCTCACAGAAACTGGTGCTCAATTATTTTCGTATCTGGCATCCCCCGGAACAGGATGATGACCTGATGGAATTTCCGCAGTGGATGGAGCAGCCCTTCGTCTACCTGGTGGCAGCCATGGCAATGGAGCCAATCAGTGTGCAGGCTGCTAACGTGCGGCAGTGGAATCGTAAGCAAGACAGCGGTAATCCTGAACATAACCCGGCGCAGAAGCAGGCCAAGTGGTTCATTGAACAAGCTCAACGGGTGTTGTCCAAGATTGCACCCCAGGATCGCGAAAGCTTCTATCTACTTAACCCCAGGAAGCCCCAACGATGAAATGGTGGATAGTTTTTCTTCTTGACCGTCTTGACACCATTATCTTCAGGTGCCATTGGCGCTGGCTCTGTAAAACTATTGATGAGTTATGTGAAAGGTGGCCTCGATGACTGATGCCATCATTAATATGATTATTGAAAGCGTCAATGATCATTTGACGGAATTACTACAAGATGATGTTGACACCAGTGATTCAACTCGCGCAGGCTTAGTTCGTCCCGGTCTACTGCAAGATGACCCGACTCGATTCAAGGTCAGTGTTATGACATTCCCCAATGATCCCGACGCCGATGGACAATGGCGACACGAGATTGTGGTCCCGAATGCCAATGGTGCTGAGCACAACCCGCCGCCCTATGAACTAGGGGGTGGTGAGATGTGGTATCGCCGTTTCACCGTGCAGTTAGAAATGTTCTTCAGCACACGAATTACCCGCGACAACGCCCGCCAGTTAGCTGCTGTCATTATCTCTCGCGCCGAGCGCTCTGTCGCTCTGGCTCCGGTAGCCCTTGGAATTGATGAATTTGGCGAGGAACCGCTTCAAACTCGCGTGATGTCTTCGACCTTGACCCAAGGGGGTGGCGAAGGCCAATTCATCTGGTACGGCAAGATATGGTTCCAGGTCTTAACCGGAAAAACTCTCTAGTCACCGTCCCGCTTCGACATGGCTGAGAATTCGGCATACCGAATAGGTCAATGAGGTTTCATCATGACGATTACTACTCAGCAAGGCGAATTCGCTGTTGCTCTCCAATATGGCAAGTATGAGGATGGTCAGCCCGAAGCTATTGCGGCTCAGGCTTATGCCACGTTCTCAGCCAATCCAGCCGATTCCGACACACTGACCGTCAATGGCATCGCTTATCGTTTCAAGACAACCCCGGCTGCGGCCAATGATATTGCCATTGGTACACTTCTGACGGACACCTTGGCTAATGCCGTGTCAGCCATGAAGGGTACAGGCAATGGTGGCTATTATACGGCTACTCGCCCGGCAATCCATGTCACGGCTTCTGGTAGTGTGACGACTCTGTTCTTCGAAGCCTGGATACCAGGTCAGGCTGGTAATGCCTTCACTCTGGCGAAGTCAAGCTCGGTTATTACCCTTTCAGGTTCAACCTTCACAGGTGGCTTGAATGGTGGTGACCTGCGTGCAGGCTTTGGCCGCGTAGCGATTGCTGCTATGCCACTCAACACTGAAACCCTGGTCGTTGGTTCAACAACCTATACCTTCTCAACCAGCAGCAACACTGGCAATAACATCGACATCACAGCGACAGGCCAGAGCACTATCCTTGGTTTGGCTGCGACGATTGCTACACGTCTGGCTTCTAACTCAGCCGTAACCAGTATTGCCTATGAAGGCACCATCATCAGCTTCCGCACTGTGACCACAGGGGTGGCTGCCAACTCGGTACCCCTATATGAAACTGTCGTCGATGCGACAGCAGTTGTGACCCTGGGTATCCTGGGTGGTTATGCGGCCAAGGACTTTAACCGCAATCAGTTGACCTGGTGGAGACTGCGTACTCGCGAAGTAGACTATGGCGAAAGCCAGATGCAGGAAACCATCCCACTAGAAGTGGGTGGTACCATGACGCCAACGGGCGCTTATAAGTCAGGCGTGGCTGTGGCAGGTGGCGCTCAGATCATGCCGCGTTTGCAGGACAGTATCGGTGTCTTGCTCCTGGCTGCTCTTGGCAAGGCAACGACCACTAATCCTTCAACGGGTGTTGGTCAGCATGTCTTTACCTTCCAGACCAACGAAGCGAACATGCCCTGGATTGCGGCTCGTAAGATGATCCCTGGGCGTGACAATGTCTATGGTCAGGGCGTGATTGGCTTTGACAACAAGGTCAATCTGTTGCGCACGACTGTAGCAGCCACGGCTCCGGTTGAAATGATGATGCAGTTGATGGGTCGTGTTCCTGAATACGACAATCATCCCGAAGTGTGGGCAGGCAATAGCTTTGAAGACTTCCGCAGTATCCCTCTGGCCTGCAAGGGTACGTTCAGTCTGCCTACTGTGGCCGGGCTGCCTAATCCACTGCCTGTCACTCAGGTTATTGTCGAGATGAGTAACGTCACAACCACACCCCGCGAGGAAATGGTCGTGGGTAGCTACTTCATGGATGATGTGGTGACCCGTACTCGTGCCTTGACCCTGCGTTTCAGCTATAAGTGGAAGGACGCCAATCTCGCCAACTATCTATTTGGTAACCAACTCAAGGCGACTGCCTGGACACCAACGCCATTCATCACCGCAACCAGCGGCTCGAACTATGCGGTTGACCTTGAAGTAGAGAGTCCCTTCAGCATCACGAACACCACGACACCCTATAGCTTGCGTATCCGAGCCAACCAGGTCTTCTGGCAACCGCTGCCTATCCGTCTACGGGCGGGTGACATCGTCATGCTGGAAATCATTGGTACGGTTCTCTATGATGCGGCGGGTTACTGTGAGTTCATTCTCATCAACGGTAACACAACGGGTTACACCGTTCCTTCGGAGCCGTAAGCCATGAGTACAACTGACCGTCTTCAGAACCTTCTCGTGACTGCCAGTGCTAATGGCAGTCTTCAAACCACGCCAGAGCAAAAGACTATCACCTATGTCTCTGGTCAGGCTGCTTCCAGTGGTGATAACTCCTTGATTGCGGCTCCGGCTTCAGGAGTCAGGATTGTCCTGGTCTATGTCTCAATTCAGAATGCGACAGCCGTTTCTACGCTGTCAAAACTGTCTGATGGAGCCAGTGGCGCAATTATCGAACAGGTAACCTTGCTGACAGCAGGTTATGGTCGTGACCGGGTCTATCCGCCCGATGCCCGGCCTAAGTTAACTGCTGCTACTGCCCTCATTCTCAACCTGAGTGGCGCGAACGCTCACAACTATACTATCGGCTACTACACCGAATAGCGTCACAAACCTCACGACAAAACTTCATATCCTACAGGGTGAGACATCACCTTGTAGGAGTTTATTATGCCTGCTGTTTTAAAGCTGCCCATCCAGAAGAAAATCTTCCTCACCCTTGATACTGAGTCTGACCCGGATCAGGATACTTATGTTGAAGTCCGTCAGGCTACTCAGCGCGAGGTCGAGCGTCGGGCAGAACTAACGGCTGATGCCAGTCGTATTTTCCGTTCTGGCACTCAGGAAGTTGAGGTCAAGCAACGTTGGAGCATTGAGGAGCAAAAGCGCCTTGAGGTCTACCTGACCCTGGCTGGCTCAAATATTCAGGCTCCCCCTGACTCTGATGGTGCGGCAACCCACAGTCTATTCCGCTATCGCAAAGATGGTGGCAAGATGGTTTTATCCATGTCTGAGGCAGAATTCAATGATGCCTGGGGCTTATTGCCCGAAGAATGGGCAGAAGCTATCCACGATGCGGTTCTACAGGTGAATCCTCAGTGGAACCCAAACTGGAAGGGCTAATCGACCAGGAGCAGTATCGTATTGAACGAGAGGTCTACGCTCACCTCTCGTTTCAGGTCGATTTAGCCAAAACTGATGATGCGGGGCGTCAACTCATGTTGGCGGAAGAACTACCCATCCCTGAAGAATATCTCATGCTCAGGAAGCTCAGAACGTTTGCTGGCCCCACTGGTGGGCTTCCCCTCTTAGTTGAAGGCGGATATTACGACCAACCGTATTGTCTGTGCGTCATGCTAGAGGCGGCACTATCCGGCGAACGTAAATTTGAAGCATTCTTGAAGCAGCAGGCGAATGGACCTAACCCCGGAACTGCATGACCGCTATGCTGACCGCCTCGTCAATGAACTTGAGGGTATCGGGGTCAGTGGCGAACAAGCTAGGCAACTCGCGCATTCTGGTATTATTAACCAGTATGGACAAGAAGCGTTTGAGCACATCAAACGTGATCCTTCGATCATTCCTGAACCCGGTGTCCGTTCTCATATCCGCAGTAAACTAGCCAGCCAAACTGCCCTTGCCGTCAAGAAGGGTATTCAAGCTGGCTATCTTCACCCTGATGTCGTCAATCCTGTCCTCAGTCGAATGCACAATGACACTCTGCCCGAAGCAGAACGCCAGGCTGCCTACGTATCCCTACGTAGTCAATTGTCTTACCTGCACGCCAATGGCCCCTATAGTCTAGAGAATGCCCGCCGCACTGTCGGCTGGCAGCAGGAACAGATTGACCGTCTGAAGAAAACCCGCACTGAAGTGCTAGAACCATTAATCAATAACCTGAATAAACGGCCAGGAGTCGGTCAGGTCAAGATTGATGATGCCATTACCTTCGTAGGCAATCAGCCTCATGTGGCGGTAAGTTACTTCGATGCTCAGGGCAACCAGCGCTGGACACAGAATGTGGCAGTACTCAAGACTGGTGAGTACATGGATGACCAGGGTCAGGTGCAAGAGCGGCGGCAGTTGTATGCCAATGGCTATGCCATGCTGCCTGTTATGACTCTGGATGCTCGTGGCAATCAGGTGGTTGGCTACTCTACGGCTGAGATGGACGCAGGCGGCAATATCACTGACCCGAATTCTTTCCGTGAGGTCAAAGGCGCTCTAGCAGGTAACATGGCTTACCAGCGGGCTTCAGTGCAGAATATCCTGTTGGGTGGTGGCTTGCCGGGCCATGTGGCACAGATTGAGGTTGATGAGCAGGGTCGCGATACCTTCACCAAGAAACCTATCAATGACCTGAAGCAGCGTATGACCTATGCTTCTCACAGGTCGAGAAGTTCTGATGATGTGGTCTCGCGCATTAACTTTGAGGAGTACCTGCCTCCGGCTGCTGCTTCGACACAGAATAAATATGTCGTCGATACTCGCATTGCCCATGATGTGAACTTTGGGGCAGGGGGTGTGCCTAATTATCTTGACCTCAATGAAGTGCGGAAGCAGATCAAGGAAGACCCGCGTTATCAGGTACCAGACTATGCCCGCAAGTGGCTCTATGCCCGCAATCCTGACACCAATGAACGCTATTCAGCCGTAGCCTCACCTCGGACTATTGCCGGGAACATTGGCTATACCCGCAATTCCGACATGCAGACCATCAAGTCAGTCTTCGATGCTCCTGGTGGCACCATTGAACTGAATGAGTTTGGTCAGCCCATGACCATGTATGACATCAAGGGTATCAAGTCTGACCTGACCAAGAAGTCTGATCCGGCCAAGGGTCTCAAGTCACAGCAGCTTGGTGGTCGTCCCATGGCTGAGTTCTATGACCGCCAGACGGGTCAGGAACTGCCGCTCACTAGCAGTACACGCATTACCACATCTTATGGTAACCAGGGTCTGACAGGTTACTTGATGGATGCGGCTGTTATCCATTATGGCTCTCTGGACACCGATGGTGGTGTGGTCGTTGACCCTCGCCTTGGTGTGCAACGTCGAGCCAGTCTGGACCTCTATGCGGGGATTGAGGGCGAAACCCTTGACCAGCTTAATAAGATGGCTGGCAACTGGCTGCGCACAGGTCGTGACACCACACTCAATCCGGGTACACCCAAGGAGATTACCCTTGGTCGAGGCTTTGACGAAGCTTATATCAATCGCATTGACACTCTCAATAGCCAGGTAGGGTATGTCGAGCGTGGTGCGCCTTTCGACACGGACATGTCTGGCACCAAGGCGTTTGCCACCTGGAATCGCTCAGCACGAGAGCAATATAACGCTGACCTGGTCTATAACAAGATCAATGACCCGCAAGCTTTTGCCTTTAGTGCGCTTAATGCTCTAGCGACCTCGCGGCCTGAAGAATACATGACCCTGATGTATGCTCAGTTTGACAAGGGCATACGCGAGAAGTATCTGCGTGGCAATGAGCAATTAAGCAATGCTGAGGTCAGTCAAATGCTGTCCCGTCCTGCCTGGGACCGCAGTCTCATGCAGGATTACGAAGGGTCAGTCCAGTGGTCTGGCAGAAACCGTGAAGTCTTCCGTGGGGCTTTCGAAGACCTTATTGCCAATCGTACTCGTGTAGAACTTCACACTCGCACGGTCAGCCAGGACATGCTACCGCTCTTTGCGCCAGGTGAGATGCTGAATAAGCAGCATCAGGCCATGCAGCAGAATTACTTTGGCTCATTGTTGCCATCAGGGTTGGTGCAGAACGTCGAGTATGGTCAGAACAACCAGGCACAGATAACAATTCGGCAAGCCGTAACTCGGCTACCTTTGCTGACTCGGCCTGAAGCCAAGATTGCAGGTCAGGGTGGTACGGTTAACACTCAGGACTTATTGGCTCTGACCCGTTCTGTGGCAGATAACCCTGCGGTGCATGACCGCTTGAGTCGCTTTGGTGCGGCTGGTGCTCAGCGCAAGGCTGATGTGCTCTATGCAGCAGCTATCAATGAAGGCGCTGGCGTGGAAGGTATGGGTGCTGACCAGTATGTCGTACCTGGTAATGCGCCTTATTCCTCACTGGAAGCTTTTGGCAATCGCTTTGAGGAAATCAAGGCTTCTGGTGCGACCAATAAGCTTGAGCTTCAGCTTCAGGCTTACCAGGAACACATTCTTGGTGGCTCGAACAAGTTCTCAGTTATCTCAACTACTCTGGAAGGCCAGCGACGTGGTTTCTTCATGCCTACCCCTGAGTCCATTATGGGCATGGTCAGGGATACGGATGATGACCGGGCCAGCGGTGAAGCGACCTCAATTATTGGGGCACTGAACGAAAGTGTACTCATGGCCTTGCGCTCTCGCAAGCGCGGCTTGAGTGGTGGTCTTGACTATAACAAGATAGCTCGTGGTGCAGTTGAGGCAGTCTCCAAGCTGGCTAGTCGAGAGGCAACTCGCGACTCAGTCATTGGTCGTCGTGGTGATGCGGCAGCCCATTTGCCAGTGGGTGGTGACCCGATGATGACGGCTGGCCTGGCTGGAATGAGCAGTCATCGCTACCGGGAGTACATCAAGGCCAACCTGAAAGAACTTGGTCATGACCTGTCTGAGCAAGACCTTACTAACCTTATCAAAGCCAAGGAACATGAGTTCCTGGGGGCAGTGCATCAGGTAGGTCTGGTCGGTGCTTTGGATGCAGGCATTCTGCCCGTTGCGCCTATCTTCAGGTCACCTCATATGACCTTGAAGCAGGCCAGCTATACCTCAATTATGAGTGAGGGCTTAAGTCGTCGGCTTGGTCTGAGCGACATGGAATTCAACGAAGACCAGTTGATGATTTCACCTCTTGACCAGTTCAAGCAGGGCGGTGACTTCGACAAAGATACCACAACCATTGGTCCAGCTATGGTTACGCTGCGTGATGGCAAGCTGGTCAGTATCCAGCGGCCTACGCCTCATGCCGAAATTTTGGCTGCCTCTCTTGATCCTAATCATCCAGCGGGTCAGGCCGGAACCTGGCTTGAAATTCAGAACACGGACTATGGCGGCCTGACCATCTCTGGTATCGCCAATACCATTGCCAATAAGCAGAACTCAGCCACAGCCGCAATCAATGTGCTTGGTCAGGGTACGCAGGATACTGCCACAGCCAAAGCTGCGATGGGTCAGATATTCAATATGACCTTTGGCATGAGGGCCTGGTATAAGACCCTTGGCAATAATGAAGCGGCGCTAACTGCCTCTGAGAACTTTCGTGCCTACCAGTATCAGACGGTGCTCGACACCAAACCACTTGACCCGGCTGGTGCGGAACTACTCAAGCTGTCTAATGAGAGTCTTGGCACTTTCTTTCCTGATCTGAAGGGTAAGGTTGACTATACCAACCTGAGTAGTGACCGTAGTGTCTCCAATAAACTTATTCAAGCTTTCCTGGTCAATAAAAAGGAGAACATGACAGCGCAGGACATTGCGCGGCTCATGGTTCCGGTTGACCAAAATAGTTATGAGAAGACCTTAATTGAAGTTACTCGCCATGTGGAAGATTTCCGTAATGGTGATAGCTCAGCCTCTGGCAAGATCAGCCAGTTACTAGGGTCAGGGGTTGCCCTGGGTAATTCCTTTGCCTCGTACTTCACAGGCAAGATGGTCCTCAACCAGATTACTAAGGAAGTCGGCCAGAACTTCACTACCAAGGAGAAACAACGCGAGTATCTACCCTATGATGTGGCGACCTTCTTCACCAAGGAGCGCTTTGGTTCTCAACAACGGGCTGACCGCTACCGGGAGATTGCTGCTCAAGCGGCTCGGCTAGAACTGGCCGTTGGCACTGGTGGACTCTATGGGTCAGGTGAGATGTCTGCCACTGACCTGATGGACGCACTTTACCACAATAAGGAGTTCTTCCCGACTGGTGAAGCAGGCAATGAAGCCATTCAGCGGGCTGCCCAACTGGTCCATCTCAAGGGGTCAACCTTTGATGATCCATTGGCAAAATATGCTCAGCGGGCAGTTGACCTACGTAATAAGGTAGGCAAACCAACCTCAAAGGGTGTAGCCTGGGACTTTGGCAAGGCTCCGCAAGATTTCGGCATGCCGAATGTTGCCGAACCGACTGCGCCAGTAGATGTAATTGACTTCTCTAATATTAGAGCGGCGGCGCTTAACCCCAACCGCTTGAGTGATGCCACTCGCCAGCGCTATCGGGAGCAAATCGAAGAATCATATAAAAATCTCGACTTCCGAGACAAGCTTCATGAATTGCTTCCAGTTCGTCCAGAGCATCCAATCCTTGGCGCACTAAGCACAGGCGTTCATGAGATAGGTCATGCTCTAGTAGCCGAATTCCTGACCCCAGGCAGTCTAGAGGGCATTAGCATTGGTTCTGAGCGTGATGCTGAGCTAAGTCGTAAAGGTGCGGCTATTGTTACCGTGACCAGTGACCGCAAGGCTCAGGCCAAGCGGCTTCTAGCTGGTGTTGCGGCTGAAATGGCTGTGTCGGGCATTGAGTCGCGAGCCTTGTCTCATCGTAGTGACATCATGACCTGGGCTTTGACGACTCAGCTAATTACTGACCCTATCCAACTGTCTCAAGAACATGTCGATTTATTTTATGAGAGTGCTCAAGAACTTTCAGCAGTCTTTGCTCGGCAAATAGATCAAATCAAGACCGCAGCCACAACTTTCTTTGAGCAGCCATGGTCAAAAGGTCAGGCATTTCCAACCGCCTTTGCCACGGCATTAACAGGAATGCAGACTAAGGCTCCTGTGGAACCTATGGTTATGGCGGCTGACCTGCCACCTGATCCGGGTGACTGGGCTGAATTCTCAGCTAGTTTCAATGCTGGGATGGGTGCTCCACCTACTCAACCGGGACGAATGAATGTAGACCGGGGTCAGATGATGCCTCGCGCTCCTTACTCTGAGGAGTCTTATGCCCGCTTCCATGTGCCAGCTTATGCCCTGACTGCGGAAGCAGCCATGGAGACTCTACTTGGTGCTGGTGAAATGGGCGGTGTCTCACTGGCTCGTGCCGTAGGTCGTACCGTACTGCGTGTGCCCTTCCAGTCAGAGAAGATGGGCAAATCTAAGTCAGGCGCACCTATCTGGCAGTCTGACCCATCAGGCTTTGGTCATGAGATTGCCGCGCAGGTGCTTGGCTTGAAGCCTGGCACGATGAATGGCATTGCCCGCTCCAAGAAACAGTCCCTTTACTTTGATCCTTCTGGTGAGAAGTTCACTGGTGGCTTGAATATTGGCGGGGTGTGGGTCAATGGTCAGGCAGCCTGGTATGACCAGGAGAATAACTCGGTTTGGAACCTGACCTTCAGTGATATGTCTGACCCTGAAGACCAGGTCAGGCACACCCGGCAGTTGAATGCATATATGGCGGGCACCGGAGCTTCCTCAGCGACCACTGCCTTCTTGGACTTTGAGACTTTTGCCAATCATCTCAAGGGAGCCGGGGTCAGTGAGACTGAGTTCGCTGAGCACTTCACTGATGGCCGGAAGTTCAAAGCCTGGGTAGGTAAGAACCCTGACCGTCGCAAGAAGGTTATCTCAGCGATGCAGGCTGCTTATGCAGCTACCAAGAATAGAAAAGAAACGACAACGGCAGAGCCACTGGTGCTGGCTCAAGCGGCTTCTGAACTCAAGCCCATTGTGGAACAGTTCGCGGCTGCGCAAGGTCCGGCTTCGTTCTACACGACAAGTCATGACGGTAAATCAACAGTGTGGGATGGCTCAACTCCTGACCATCCCGCTATCCCTATGCTCTCCAATATGCCCAACAATGCTTCGCCAGAAGCAATCGCGGCGATGCAAGCGGAACTCGGAATAGAAGCAGGCAACAATATGGACATGGACTGGGCTGCATTCCAGCAAGGCTTTGACACGAATACCACCACGGCTGACGTGATGGCGAATATCCTGGGTCAACAGACCTCGGCGGCGGCTATGCCTCCGGGTGCTGGCAATATGCCACCAGTGCCTCCAATGCCGCCTGTTGCTGGTGGAGCGATGGCAATGCCACCCAGTGGTCCGGGCTTCCCTAATAGTAAGGCCAATGCCTTCTGGACACGCTTAGCGCCTGACCTGCCTGGTCGTAGTATGTTGAACAAAACAACTATTGCTTTGGGCGGTCTGGCAATGGGCGATATTAACACTGATGACCCTAACTCAGTTCAGGGAGCAATGAGCAGTCGGTTTGCTCGTGCAGCTACTCTGGCGGGTCAGTCACAATTAAGTCTTGAGGAAGCTAGGGAACTAAAGCGCACAGGCAAATATATCAAGACTGTTGGTAAGGGCCTGGGTATGGCAGGTCAGGTCTGGCGTACTGCTCACCGGGCTGCCTGGGGTGTTGCTCAGGAAGTTGCTGAACAAAAGTATGGCTATGACGGCTCCACGCGTTTCAGCCAATGGATGGCTGAGACCAAGAAGAATGACTTCGGTGCTTACAAAAATCTGTACCGTGAAGCACGTAACCTGGCTGTGGAGCGTGGCGCACTAACTGAACAATGGGGGTCAGCCGATGACCCTACAGGTGAGCGTACCTATGGCTGGGCTGAGAAAATTCTCGATGACTATGGTTATCTGAAGCATGACCCTAGTCAGTATGATATTAACGAGAAGACTGGTACTGCCTATGACTATGGGTCAGGCCAGACGGTTCCGGCTGACTCTATCAATACACCCTTCGAAAACCTTGACGCAATGTTCCAGGGTGGCAGTCTTGAGGCTCGTGCTGAAGGGGTAATTACTAGCGGTCAGAAATCAGATAAGCCACCTAAGATGGTGACTGAGAGTCAGCGCGATGCTGCACTAAAAGCTGCTGGCATTCTCGCGCCACAAGGGGGTCATGCCACACTACAGGCTGAACTAGCAACTCTGACCTCAGCCATGGGTCAAGGCAAGCTTGGCACTGACCAGAGTAAACGCTTTAAGGCTATTGCCAACTCTCTCCGTGGTTACTTTAAATCCGCAGGGCTGGCGGTGGCTTCTCAGGCTGGTGGCAATAACGATCCTATGGCGGCGGCAATTACTGGCCTTAATGTCAATGCAGGTGATGCTTATGGTGCTTACCAGCAGATGTTCGGGTCAGACATTAATGGTCAGGCGACTGGCAATCCTGCTCTCTTGCAGCAGTTCATGCAGAACCAGCAGCAAGCTGGGGTTGCCAAGACTCCAGAGAATGACCGGGCTGGGATGCGTAAGTTTGGCACTGACCAGTCTGTGGCAACACTTCAAGCTCAGGTTGGCTCGTTGGATGGGGTCAACAAGAACCTTACTGATATTGCCAAGTCCTTCCTGGGCCTGAGTGACGCGGCTGGTAAAGCCTCAACCAGTACAGGCCGCCTGACTGAAGAACAGATGAAGTCCGTCGATGTCTCGGCCAAGATGTATGCCAGCTTGACCTCTACTTTGCGCGATGCTGAAGACATGGTCAAGCAAGGCGGCGCAGGTGGGGCGATGGCCCAAGCCGTTCTTGACCGTCATGCTAATGTCTGGCAGAACGGCGAAGCTATTGGTGGTCTTGCTCGAACTGAAGACCGACTTTTTGGCCGTGCTGATGCCACAGGTGCCCGTGGTGGTGGTCTGTATAACCGGATGCTTGCGCAGAAGTACGAGGGCCTTGGCGATATGGATGTGGAGCCTGACTTCCGCGAGAAGCTGGCACCCTTCATGGCTGGCGGTAGGTCAGGCTATAACGCTCGTAAAGAGGCGCGGGCAAATGGTTGGTATGGTCAGGACGGCAGTCTTGGTCGCCTGGCCTGGGAAGTGGGTGGTTCCGCCCTTAGTACCCTCAATAGTTCAGTCATGGGCTACCGTATGTTCCGCAACATCGCGCAGGAGACCGTTGGTCCCTTGCAGCAAGCGGCTGAACTTTATGGCAAAACTGACACTAGTCAGATACAGCAGTTGCAAGCCGCTGGTATGGGCAGTCTCTACCAGCCGACCTCTCGCCAGGATGCTCGGACTCAAATCTCCAATGCGCAGTTAGCTCAGCAGCTATCTATCGGCAAGATGTTCGAAGGTACCTGGCAGCCATTGGTTGGCAGTCTAGCTCAAGTGGGCACAGGCGGCTTCCTGGGTGAACTGGCTTCCATTGGTGGCCCTGCTCTTGCTGCTGGCATGGGTGTGGGTTTTGCCACAAAAAGCCCTACGGCTGGTTTAGTGGCTGGTGGTACGGCGGCTGCCCTGGGTGTGGCAGGCATGATCCATACGGCAGCTACAGACCGTAGCACCCGGATGGATTTGCTTGGTTCAGATGCCTGGTCACATCCCATTGAGAATGTGGGCACTGTTCTGGCTGGCTTAGCTGACCCTAACCAAAAACAGGCTGACTATGCGGCTATCTTTGCTGCTCAATCTGCTTCACGTGGTCAGACTGGTCTGGCAAGCAACTGGATGCAGAGTAGTTCGCTGAATGCTGGCCTCTACACTATTGGTCCTGATGGGAAACCGAAGTACGGGTCAGAGATGATGCAGCGTATTACGCAGGGCTACATCTCAGAGCACGGCGAACTGCTCGGCCAATATGATGCCACTGCTCAGTTTGCTGGCACGGTACAGGCTGAAGCTATCTTTGGTGGCATTCCTGAAGACAGACTGCGTGGTCGTGGAGCGCGTGGGGGAGCCGCAGGCAATGATTATGCCAACTTTGGCAATGTCGCCCAACTGTTTGCCGCAGGTAAGCAGTATGGCTTTGATGCGGCTGGCATCATGGGTGGGGTGGCTTTTGCTCAAGGCGGTCCTCAAGCCAGCACTTATGGCTCTAAAGCTTACCAGACAGCCGCTACAGCAGTCACAGGACTATCTATCGCTCAGCAGCAACAACTGGGTTTCTTCTCAGGCCAGGCGCAGTCTACTCAGCAGCAGCAATATGCCGCAGGCCAGCAGATAGTTAATCCTCTTGACCTGCTCAACCAGTTCACTGCCAATCCCGGCTCGATGCGCGACATCCTGGGTGGTATCCAGCAGTCTGGTGCCTGGGCGCAGTATGGTATTGACTACCAGTCACAGTTTAACGACTCTACCAAGGGCGACCTGTGGGGCAATATCCTGAACAGTGTCAGAACCTCTGACCCGGCTCAATTCCAGCGCTTACTAGGTCGAACAGGCATGAAGGCTGGTATGACTAACCAGCTTCAACTGGGTCGAGGTATGGACACCACATCGGCTGGCAATATGGGTGCTTCCTACGTCCTGAATGCAGGCGAGATGAGCACTGGGAATATGCAGCAAGGTTGGAACTACCTCAATAATATCAATGCCTTTGACCAGACTCAATCCTCTGGTGACATCAATCACATCGGTTTGAGCTATGCCACCTTGCAGATGCGCGGCCTTGACCCTGAAGCGTTAGCACAGGCCAGGGCACAGATGGCAGGTAAGGGTACCTCAGATGATGCGGCAATGTACCAATACCGGGTCAATGCCATTAATCAGATGAATGGGATGACAGGCACCGCAGGCAAGAACCTGACAGTAGCCACTGCCTATGCAGGCAGCTATAACGCCTTTGCCCGGCAGACTGGTCTGACCTCAACGAATGAACAGACCTTCATGGGTCTGAACACCGAGCAGCAACAGGGCATCTTGCAAGGGGCACAGATGTTCGGCGGTATGGCTAATGCTGGCCTGGGCTTCAATGACCAGTCTTCAGCCGCCTTCCAGGGAGTTCGGCGTGCCGAATTATCGGGCGACTACGCACTGGCTAATCGGATTGGTCGCCAGGCACAGGGCGCTTTCAACACTTACGCTGGTTATACCCGCTATGGCAATGCTAATCCAGCCACCATGCAAGCCTTCGACTCCTTCGCTGCTAATGCCAGTGGTCAGGACTTTGCCTTCGGTATGGCTGTAGTAGGTGGTGATCCTATCGCTAACTCCATTGCGGCTGACCGTGGCATGGTCGGTAATAATCGTCGCCTGGTCCAGACTGGCTCTCGTGGTGGTTCACTGGGGATGCAGGCGGGTTATGACGAGCGGATTACTGGTGACATTGCTTCACAGCGGGCTGGTATCGCTTCAAGTCAGCGTATGGTCACAGGCAACAGCCTCTATAGTGGCAGCCAACTGAGCAGCATGAACCAGGTCCAACTGACCACGGCTATGAATGCCGAGCAATATAAGGTCAGGGAATATGACTTCAATCTGGCTCAGGTTGACCTTAATCGGCAGGTACGCTCGACTCAGGCCAACTGGGGCTTTGAGGATCGTGGCGTAGCTCAGCAGCGTGCTCAGCAGGACTGGGGCTTCCAGTACCAGGGTCAGCAGATGGCGCTGCAAGGCCAGCAGATGAACTATAACCTGAACTACCAGCAGCAGAGTATGCAGATTCAGCGTAGTCATCAGGTGTCTGAGCAGCAATGGGGCCTGCAAGACATGGCTTTCCAGCGCAATGTCAGCGAGGTCAATTTTGGCTTCTCGATGATTGATGCTGATGAAAGCGTGCGCTATTCGCGAGGTCGTGAACGCCGGGTGGCAATGCGGCATCGTGATGAGGCTGTGGTTCAACACTCCATGCAAATGGGCCATCTGGATACCGAGGAAGAACGGGCCAAGACCAGGATTAAGTGGGGTGACGAGCAATATAAGCGTGATGAGCAGCATTTCCAACAGGACAAGCAGTTCCAGGTCCAGAACTTCCAACTGGCGCAGCAGAACTACCAGAAGCAAATCGAGTTTGCCCATGAAGAACGCCAGCTTGATGATGAGAAGCGCCGTTTCAACCGCCAGATTACTCAGGAAGAACTGACTCAAGCTCAGCAAAGCCTGACCTTCCATCAGGCTGAAAAACGAGCTATCGATGATCTGGCCGGATCAATCACAGCGGCCAATACGCTTTATAGCCAGAATGCGGCTGCCCTTCAGTATGTCTCAACGACTGGACAAGGGGCAATAACGACTCTTGGCAATGTGGCAGCCAAACTTCAACAATTAGCTTCAGCCCCTATGCCTTCTGGTAGTGGTAGCTATGCTGGCACAGGTGGAGCAACCGTTGTTCCTAGTGGTGGTGCTCTTGTGGCTGGGGCTGATGGTCAGTGGCATGTGCAGTCAACTTATAATAGCCCAACCATTACTCAGCAGCCGATGGGCATCACCGCAGTTAGCCATCCTGATGGGACGACAAGCTATCATGGTTTTGCTGAGGGTGGCTATACCGGGTCAGGCAGTAAATACCAGGCCGCAGGTACAGTCCATAAGGGCGAATATGTCATTCCCCAGGCAGGTGCGCCTGTGGTGATGTCACCTGAGCAGACTGAATTGCTCAAAGAAATTCGTGACTTGCTCAAGGTTATTCATTCTGAGGGGGCTAATGCCATCATCATGGTGCCAGACAGCAAGCCGGGCAAGGCCATCAGCACAATCAGCAATATGTATGACAAGACATGGAGCCAGTAATGTTAGCAGGATATTCCTATACCCCTAAAACCCTGACCAATCATCTTCATCTTGGTGTATGGTCTACCAGTCCTACTGGCTTCGGCGTCTATGGTGAGCCACCTTATCGAATAGGTCATGTCCAAAAGCGCTTGCCAGTCTTCAGTACCATGTCAAGTCTAGAACGCGCTTTGAATGGCGTGCCGCATGATCATGTGTTGAAATCATCAGGCGAACCCATCATCTTCAAGGATATGCGCTATGAGGTCCGTGTTGACCCGGAGACCTTTGACCTGCTCATTCATTTGCTCAAGCGCCGGGTGTTTCTGGTAGATAACTACCACTGTGAGGATACGGTCAGCCACACCTCATTTGTAAAAATCTACTTCTTCGACGACATGAGCTATGACAGTAACCTTGACCCAATGCTGCAATATCAAATCGTCAATCTGGCCTTCGTCGATATGAATACGGTAGGAGCTATATGACCATCACTCAAGCTGAGTCTGGCCTTTCTTCAGATGACTACAACGCGCTTTTGGCTGCTACAGCCAATATTGTGCCAGAACTCACGGTCCAACGTCAAAATCCTTCCTTTGATACCTATCTGAGTCGGATCAGTCGAGATGTGACTACCCAGTTCTCAATTGACGCTGATGACACTACCCTGGTTCGGGCCTATATTGATCAGGCAACACTCAGTCTGTATTGCGAGGCTTATGTCAGTGGCTCCTGGGCTTCGCCAGAGCTAATTGACACTGACCAGTATCCTGGTATCCAACCCAAGGTCATCAAGAATGGCTCGACCTGGGAAGTGTATGCCATCAATAGCCTGGGTTATGTCTATCGGGCTACCTCATTAGATGGTTTGACCTGGGGCACTAACACGAGTTATTCCTCAGTGAACTTTGTTCAACCTGCCTTTTTTAGTGTGGTCGTCGGCACTATTCCTCTGCTTTATGTCATAACTACCGATGTAAATGGTACTTATACGCTTATTGCAGCAGATACCACGGATCAATATGACCTGAACTTGACCTGGGCCAATACCATCTTTGAGATGGATGCTATTGACTTCACGGCTAAAGCTGATGATACGACAGGTGACCATACCACAACCGAGGTCAGGCATTGCATTGTCATGTCAGCCATGCTGCCATCGACTTATACCTATAAGACAGTGGCAGGATTACCTGTTAAACAGGCAGTGCCCGCAGGTGGCTTGATTAGCTTCATTATTCGTCCACCACAGGACTCGCGTCTGGCTCAGACTTCACGCTGGTATCCTGTTCAGGTTTTTGACGAGTGGGATTTGGCTATTCAGTGTCGCACTTCAGCCAAGATTATGGGCACGAACTCAATATTCGGCGTGCCGAACTCTCATGACACCCTATGGGTAACCAGCGTCGGCTTTGAAGGTGACCGTAATGAAGTAGATACCAGCTATGGCTACAGGGTGGCATCCTATTACTCCTCACGCGATGGCAAACATTGGTCAAGTGAGCAGATTATTCCCCTGGATGTAGACACTGATGGGGATGGTGACTTCACTGACTCTGCTGCCATTGTCAGGTCAGGTGAGAAGCTTTACCTGGCAACTCCAACGGCTTTAGTTAGCTCAGAGGGCTGCCTGGAATTCTATAATACGCCTGAAGCCCTCACCATGGACCTGACCAGCCGGGTCTTGTCTTATACGTCTAGCATCAATAGTGCTCGTTCATAAAACATCGTGCTGGATAATCGTGACCAGGCTCTCTGGACTTCATTCTTTATTAACCCAGGGGTCTATACCCTGATTGCCAAGTTTGGCACTGTGCAGGTTTCTATTGAGGAGATTGATAGTCTTGGACCAGAGGTCAGAGGTAATGGTCAGTCTCTATCTGAGAATATCCAGATTACTACTCGTGACCGTCTGGCCTGGTTAACTGACCGCATTGAAAGTGCTCATGCTGAACAATGGGACAACCAACTGGCTGCCCTGGACACTTTTACTAATATCAATGGCGAGACTGACTCTGGTTTAGCCCATACTGACACGGTCAAAGGCGTCTTTACTACTGAGAATAATGCGCTTGTTGCCAAACCCAAGTATCGTGAGAGCATTGGCTTTCATACGACTGGCTCAGGACGAGTGCAGGATGGTCATGCCGCAGCAATCTTTGACCTGCCCACGCCTACCAGCTTTGGTGGAACCAATGCCTCGGATAGCCCTACCTTTGGTGGCGTGCTTATTCGGGCGCAGGATAAGGATAACTTTTGGGCAGTCTGGTACAACTATTGGTCAGGCAAGATTGAACTGGTCGAGCGCAATAGTGGTGTAGATAGTATTCGCGCCTCGTTCACGCCAACCACAGACTTCACTGACCGCTCTGATAATGCTCTCACTATTGGTATTCGGGTCGAGTTCAAGGGCGCGACCATCAAGATTTATGAGAGCACTATTCTCTATAGTGCTATCGGTGCTCGATACAACCCGTCTTATACCTATATCGTCGGCCATACTTCTACCGCCATGCTGCAAGGTTATGTCGGTTATATTATTTGCGCTTATTCAGACGAAGACACAGGTGACATTACTGACCCAGGGCCGATTATCTCTATTGCTGCGCCTTCAGCCTGGGGGCCGATGGATAGTTTCAAGCCTTCACGCTATTACACAGTAGATTCATTGGGCTACTTCTTCTATGGTTCTGGTGCATTAGGAAGTCCATCATGGACAGACCTCAGTCCTGGGAGCACGATCCAGAACGCTCTTAAAACTGGATTTGCAGAACCGCAGTTTGATTTTGTGGCTGACCCCTATCATCTGCACCGCTTCATTATGCTAGGCGATCAGGGTATAGCCATAAATAGCAACGTCCACACTAATTCATGGGTGCTAACTTCCCATACGCCATTAACGAATAACCGCTGGTGTTGCCATCACCAGTATCCTGATTGGGGTAATTTCGGTGACATCACAGCCAGTATCAACTGGGAAGGTTATTTCTGCTGGCTGGAAACTGGTGTCAGCACTCACTTCGTTTATACCTACGATAATTTCGCTACTATCCATCGCACGGCCCTTCCCACAGGTTATCCATGTGACCTGTCTATCGGTCAGCGGGCTACTAACTGGACCAATATACATGTTGTCGTTAGCTCTTATGGGGGCGTTGTAGGCGAATCCTTTGATGGCGGCCAAACCTTTTCCACCAGGGCAGTCCCGTCTGGCCCTAGCTATACGTCTATACCCTGGTGGGCGATCAATATTCCTTATACCCTTAGTGGCGGAACGCCTAATACTGCCGAAAAGACCGTGATGGTTCTAGGGTATGACAACGGCACTCCGTATCATCACCAATTCCTTGATGCCAATGGGACATGGCACCAGCTTTATTCTCCTGAACCTTTTGGCAATACGGTAGGACGTTCTCGCTCTATCAACAGCCTGACCGTCAATGGTGATTATATCAACATCAGATATAGTAGCGGCAGTGTACAGCGCACTTCCGATGGTGGACAGACCTGGGCCAAGGCCACTGTTGGCGGTAATGACTTCTTTGCCAATTTCGCCTCACGGCTAAATGGCTGGCCGACTAATCCCGATGTAGGAATCATGCCAGACACCAATCTCAATGTTACCTTTGACGGCTTTGCTACTCAGATTGCCCTTGACCCTGGTGGTTTAGGCCATTTTATCTGCAATGCCATTGCTGATCTGACTGAACGTTATGACATTGGAGGTGTCCATCCATGACCAGTGTAGCCAGCTTCTACTCGTTTGACATGTCTGACAACGCCGATGCCCTGACTATTGAAGGCGTTTTTCAGAAGTATGCGGCCTTTGCTGGACTGCACGGCTTTGAGTTCGAGGACACTATCAATACCTTCGATGCTCTGAAGTGGACACCCGACAGTCTACATATCGACGTGAATAGCAATGACATCACGACTACGGCTGCCGTGGCTGACTCTATCGTGTGGTACAGCGACAACATGCCTCACTCCTATGTTATTGACTTTACCTTTCATGTCGGCGTGTGGGGGATTTATATCAGGTCAGATGGCAATAATAACTGGTATCGGGTGAAGTATGACTCAGGTGGCTATCTTTCTCTGATGAAAGGCGTCGATGGCATTACCTCTATGCTTTATGAGAAGGAGCTATCGGGCCTTGAGATAGTTGATTGGGGTCGAGCGCGAATTGCCGTGCGTGATGCTCAAGCATCTTCTGACTCGCCACTGCGCACACTCTATATCTCAGTATGGGTCAACGATGAACTGGTGGCGACTATTGCTGATAATAGCGCCAGTTCATCACTCCTTAAGATGGGTCTCATGGTGGCTCAGAACCTATCGGCAGGCGAGCTTATCTTCAGCGATATTCGCGTGGCAAACCTGGGTGAGATTATCACTATCAGCAGTCTCGATCCTGGTGAAGCGCCTATTGGTGCCATTCAGCGGGCGATTGAGGATCGCTATATTAAATATTGGATGCGCTGGAATGGGAAGTTGAAGGTCTGGAAACCTAAAGCCAGGTCAGTCAGCTTATCTCTGACCCGTTCCAAGCAGTTCTATATCAATGAGGTTATTGATATTCGGCAAATCTTTACTGAGGCGCGAGTGCTTGGGGCATTCCATTGGGTGCGGGTCTTTGACTATGACATGGTCAGGGGTTATAAGACCCGCTTTAAGGAACTTCAGAATACCTCGGCCTGGAATGCTGATGATTGCTATGCCATCGGCCTAGAGATGCTGATTCGCTCCAAAGAGCAAGCCTTTCAAGCACGCTTTGACAGTTTTGGCCTAGTCTTACTTGAACTAGAAGACCGTCTGGCTATTTCTGACCTGAATGCTGGTACGACCAGCTATATCGTTGATAGCCTGAACTGGTCAAGTGAAGCAGGTACCTTCCGGGTGAGTGGTACAGGACGAAAGTATTTCTACGGCGAACCATGAGAAAGACCTTCTACAACAAGACAGACGTTGATGCTACTCGCAAACTGGTTGATGACGCTCTTGAGGTTCTGGTTAAAGAAGGCACCGTTATTTCTGTTGCTACTTCTGAGGTGCGTGTCAAACTTGAAGGCAATAAATATCAATCAGCTTATGCGGCCAAAGGTCTAACCCTACAGCAGAATGACCGCGTAGTCCTCATTCGCTCTCCCCGCACAGCCCGCTGGATAGTGATAGGTTCCTACGCCAATCCTCAAGCCGCAGGCAATACCAGTTCAACCTCGACGAATGCCCTGGCTCCTTCTAACCTGACCATCATTCCTGTCCTGGGTGGCTTCCTGGCTCGTTGTACAGTGGGGGTTGATACACCAGTTACCCTTGAGTTTGAAGTAGCTGATGATACTGCCGAAACTGGTGCAGTCAATCTGATGATTGCAGGTAGTGTTCTACCTTATGTCAGTTCAACGGTCAAATCAGTCCGGGTCAGGTCAGTTGATATTAAGTGGAATAAGTCAGGTTGGACTGCCTGGGTGACGGCCACGCCGATGACCAAAGTGGCGCTTTCCGCAGGCGGCACTAATGCTGACCTGTCTGCCACTGGTGCTGGCTTTCTCAAGCAAGCGACCACAGGCGCGAATGTCACAGTAGCAGCCTTGGCTTCTGGCGACATCCCTAATCTGGATACGTCCAAACTTACCACAGGTCAACTAGGTCAAGCTCGTGGCGGTACAGGCAGTGACCTGTCATCCAGCAGTGGACCAGGACTCATTCAGCAAGCATCGGCCAATGGTGCGCTAACTGCCATTAAATGTAACTTTGGCGCTTCGTCGGCCCCCTCGGTAAGCGACGACTCTAGCGCAGGCTATAGCAATAAATCATTCTGGTGGGATCAGACACACTCGCGGCTTTACGCCTGTTTTAGCGCTTCAGTCGGGGCAGCCCTATGGATTGAACTGACCAACACAGCAGGCGCAACATCAGTCATTGTCCAAGAGCAGGATGGTACCCCTTCGGTCACTGCCACAGAAATCCATGTGACCAATGGGACATTGACTGACCTTGGTGGTGGCGTTGCTCAACTCGACTTCGGTACAGGTGGTGGCGGAAGTATTCTAGAAGTGCAGGTCTTTAGTTAAATGGCGACATACACAAAATATCCACTGAGCGGCAGCACCAATGGCAAGCAAATTAAGGTTGCAGCCACATCTTCGCCGGGAACCACGATACATACGGCGGTCAGCGGAACATCTGACCTTGATGAAATATGGTTATATGCCGTTAATACTGATACCGCCAATCGCGAACTGATTATTCAATGGGGTGGAACCACTTCACCTGATGATGATATAGCTTTAACACTTGCACCACGAGAAGGCAAGGTTTTGGTGGTATCTGGTGAATTGCTGCAAAATTCACTGGTTGTCAAAGCATACTGCGCGACAGCCAACGTTATCGTCATCAGTGGCTTCGTGAACAGGATTACTTAATGCCTACTCAGCGAACTCGCTCTCGTAATCCAGGCCCTATTGACCCTAAAGCGCTGAGTTATCTCAGGACGCCCGCTGATATTGGCGTTTATGCCTGGTATAAAGCCAGCAGTCTTGCCCTGGCCGATGGAGCTACAACAACAACGTGGGCCGATAGCGCTGGCAACGGCTTTGGCTTGAGCGGCGCGACAGCAACTTACCACACCAATCAAATTAACGGTAAACCTGCTCTGACCTGGGGCAGTAGTTATATGGCTACATCAGGCAACATTGGTATCTCTGGCTCTGCTGCCCGCTCGATGTATGCCATTGTGAAGTTTTCTGATGTGAGCACCAGAGCTAGTTTCTTGGGTTGGGGCTGCACCTTTAGTAACGACCAGATGTGGCAGTGGACCGTGCAATCCTCGTCAGCCTACGTGGACATCTGGAATACAAACAGTAGCGGTGTCTCTGTATCAACAGGTGCCTGGTACTTGATCTACGGGATATTGAGTTCTGGCACTCTCTATAGAGGTTCAAATCTGGCCTCTCAAGCAAGTTCTGGCCTGTCAGTTAACACGTGTAACACGTCCTTGTATGTTGGCTTTGGCCCTAACACTGGATTCACTGCGGTCTTTTCTGGTCAGTTTGCTGAACTTGCTTTATTCAATAAGGCTCTAAATTCTACAGAGCAAGCTGATATATCCAACTATTTCAACGATGAATACGGCTTAGCAGCCGCATGACCATTATCAATGTCCCTGTGCTCCTGCAAACCGAACCCGATGCAGGTAAGTTCATCAATGACTGTGCCCCGACCTGCGCGGCTATGCTGCTGAAGTTTTATAGCAAACTTACTATAACTGTAGATCAGATTAGTGCCCGTCTGATGCCAAAGGCAGATACAGGGGTCTACCTGATGGACCTCTCCGACTTCATCACCAGCCAGGGCGTGCCTGTGACTTATGGCATTGGCCTGACCCTGGATTATCTCAGGTCAGAACTGCGTCAAGGTAGACCAGTCATTGTGGCTGTAGATTGGTATGGACCACACGCTATCGTCGTGATTGGGTTCGGCACGCCGAATTTTACCATCATTGATCCGAATATTGGCCGTCAAGATATCACGCCAGAGCATCTTAGCCAGGGTCTAGCTGCAATGGATAATCAATTCATTCAAGTTTTGCCAAAGGAATCTAAAGTGGTCACTCTCAACGTACCTTACATCACACAATGGGGCATTGGAGCTAATGGCCGTAGAAACGACTGTGGAGTCGCCTGCGTAGCCATGCTGTTAGCTTTCTACAATAAGTCTAATGCCACAGTTGACCGCCTGAGTATGGACACGCCACTGCGCTATACCGATGCGGGTCTAACCGTGCCGCAGCTTGTGACTCTGGCTGGCCTCTATAACCTGACCACCAAGACCGTGAGCAACGTCGCTATTCCCACTATCAAGGCAGAGATTGATGCAGGCCGACCTGTTATTTGTCTTGTCGCTTATAGGGATATTCTAGGCCGACTGGATCAGGCTGATAGGGTGCCGGGCAGTGATGGGCACTTTTTTGTCGTTATAGGATACGACGATCAGGATAATTTTATTATTCATGACCCTGACTATTGGGCACCTAATAGCGGCAAAAGCCTCGTTGTACCAACAGGTCAGGTCGATAAGGCGCTGACTGACATGGGCTACGGCAGGCAATGCCTCTTTGTCCAGACAAAGCAGCCAGAACCTATTTACGGCACAGCCGAAGTAGTGGATGGTCCTGTTCGTGTTCGCCTGACCCCTAATGGCACCATCATCAAGATGATGAATACAGGCGAACAGATAGAAGCGGTAGGCGACCAGTCTGGCTGGACGCAAGTTCTACTCCCGGCGTGGATCAAGTCTGAATATCTGAAGAAGGTCTAGTATGCCTGGTAGCTCGCTCAATATCCTGCCTAATATCGTTACACCTGCTACTGTGGTGCTGGCTACCATCACCATTGATGCCAAGGGCCGTGTCACGGCTGCTTCGGCTGCACCAACGACAGGCAGCGGCAGTGTCGTGCTGGCGACGGGACCGACTATCGCTCACCCTACCATTAGCGACTACCTTGAGCTTGCTAATAGCACTGCGCCGGGTACGCCTACCGCCGCCAGTCGGATTTACATTGACAGCAGCAATCGCTTTAGCTGGAAGGGGACGAACGGCTTCGTCCGCACCTTCGACGGTACCAGCAACACGGCGGATAGGGTGTATGTCCTGCCTGATAAAGCCGGAACAGTAAGCCTGCTGAGTGACTTCGCTGCGCCACCCGCCATTGGCAATACGACGCCAGCGGCGATTACGGGCACCATTATCACCGCTACGACCCGATTTGTCGGGCCAATCCTTGCGCCTTCCGCTGATTCCACTACAGCCTTGAAGCTCACGAAGGCCGATGGCACTACGGCAGTGCTAACCGTGGATACGACGAACAGCCGGATCGGGATCGGCGGAACTCCCACTGGCAAGTTTCATGTCTTTAATGACGGAAACTCGCAGGGCGTAAGGGTTGATCGCGCCGGGTTTACGTTTCCGTCAGTCTCTCTTTTCAACGGGTCAACCCTTGAGGGGTCGCTCTTTTACGATACCTCCAACTCCTACCTGACCTTGAATCGTGGCGGCAATACGTTGGCTGGCCTGCTTGTTAGCGCAAGTGATATTGTTGAGACACGTAGCGGTCTACTTCTCAATCAAGCTAGTGGCACGTCTGTAAATGTCATTTATGTAGGCAGTACATCAACTGGGGCCGTCAACAACACATTTGGGTTTATGGTTGCCGGGTATGGTACGGGCTTCCTGAACACAAATGGCCCGTATTTCGGCGCACGCGGCAATGCGTTTAGTGCGGCCAGCACTCAACGCGGCAATATTTTTCTGACGGCAGGTTATCCTACTACCCCCGTACAAGGCGAAGGGCAAATCCGTTTCATTTCTGGCACGCCAAGCGGGTCAACCTAAACCGTTAACATGTTCATCGACAAGACGGGCTTCGTGTCAATAGGCGGCGCAACAACAGCCGCGCCTTCCGCTCGTTTGCACGTCATCGACACCGACACCGCCACCGCCGCCGTCACCAACGTCCTCGTGCTGGACCATAGCACCAGCGGAACCCCCGCCGCATCATACGGAACTGGGCTGGCCTTCAAGGGTCAAAGTAGCACGACAGTAAGTCGCGATATGGGGCGCTTTAGGTTCTCCTGGGGTACGGCTACAGATGCCAGCCGAACGGTAAACTTCGCTGTCTCAACGTATAACAACAGCGGAACTGAAGTTGACCTTCTCAACCTTAATGCTGACGGCACTGGTTTGCTAAGCCCAAATATCGCCTCCTTTCGAATTGGCGCTACGGGATTGTCTCTGGGTAATGGCGGCGGGGCCACACTAAGCACCTTTAGTTCACCAGGAACGCTGACCGTGCAGCCCGGTTTTGGTCTGAGAACGATTTTCGGCGGGGCAGCAAATACCTTTTCGCAAAACGGCATGACTCAGGTTGAAGTCTCAGGCATCTACAATGCTACCGCTGGCAGCACTTCGCTTATCATGGTCAACATCAAACCTGAGATCAATCAGACCGCACCAGCCGCTCAGCCTTACACGGCACTTCAAATCAACGTAACTGAGACAAACGCGCTTGCCGCTGCTGGATCGAAGCTTCTGGCGGATTTTCAGACAGGTAGTGTTAGTAAAGTCAAGATTACCTCTGCTGGTGTGTTGGCTCTATCCACCATCGCCCCACTAGCCGACTCTACCACGGCCCTCAAGCTCACGAAGGCTGACGGTAGCACTGCTGTGCTGACCGTGGATACTACGAATGGCCGCGTGGGGATCGGGGTCACGCCAACGCAAGCGCTGGACATAGTTGGTAGTCTTCAGGTTTCCACCAATATATTTATCAACGGATCGGGTCGCTTCGACAATAGCTCTGGTGGCGGTACTGTAAATATCGCAACTGGCTCCAATGGCCCGGTGGTCATCGGAACAAACAATACCGCTAATGCAGTTGCCATTCGCGGGATAATCACTGAAGTCGCTACAGACGCTGCTACCGCTACCGTAACCAACGTGCTTACAGTATTACACAACTCATCCGGCACTCCCGCCGCTGGCTTTGGCACTGGCCTTGAGTTCGACGGCCACTCATCAACTAACACGCAGCGGGCAATGGGCCACATCCGCACCATCTGGACCACGGCAACGGATGCGAGTCGCAATGCGCTTATGACATTTAGCGCCTACAACATCGGCACTGAAGTTGACTTGCTAAGCCTTGATCCAGTAAACCATCGAGTCACCATCGATCCTGCCGCTGGATCAAGTTCATCTCTCGCGTTTCGCGATACTTTTGCCATCATCGTTCGCGACAGTACTAGCTTTAGAATGGCTGGCGCGATTGGCGCTCCCTTTGAAATTTACGTGACAGATGCACAGCCTATTCAGCTTCGGACAAGTGGAACTATTCAAGCGTCTATCCCGGCAGCAGGCGGCGTGCGCGTCCACAGCGACCCCGGCTCCGGCGCAGCCAGTACCGAAACATTCACCAATGATGTGAGTGGTACGCCTGCTAATACAGCCACAGTTACCAAGTGGCTGAAAGTATGGGATGGCACCACGGCGCGTTACCTTCCGCTTTACACATAAACGATTAAATGGCACTACCGCCATATAAGAAAGGTCAAGACAAATGGCTCTCACGAGTCTCGAAAGCAACACTATCTCAAACGGCATTGCAGCCGCAGGGAAGGCGCTAGAACTGGAAGCGCTACTGCACAAGATCAATATCAACTTCGACGGCCTGGGCAATGTCAAGAATACGGTCACGCAACCCAATCTAGATGCCACACCCTCACTGTCGGGCCTGACCGACTCACAGTTGAATGACAGCATGTACGTTCTAACCGCACTCGTCCTGCCTGTACTACAGGCTAATTATGCCGCGTTGTCCAACCTGGCTGCAAGGGGTTAATTCATGTCTATCGAAGAACGTCAGCAAGCCTTTAAGAAGGCACTGGAATCTCTGGTCCAGCAGTACGGGGTCACTGTTACTGCCGTCTTGGTGCCCGAACAGTTGAATAATAGTGTCGTGCAGGCCCGCGCTCAGTTGGCCTTTGCGCAGCTTGAAGACTGGAAAGAAAATGTCGTATCCGCTGAACCAGGCCCTGCTGTTTAACTTTCAGGTCAGGCGAATGTCGGATGGCACTCGCTTCCAGCCAGCTTCGCCACCAACAGTAGACACTGCCCTTTATCCTGACCAGACAGTCATTACGCCTACGCCTGTCCTGACCTGGGATGCTGCCAACTTGCAATACACCTATACCCTGCCAGCCGATAATGTGACTCAGTCCGGGCCATACTATATCGCCATTCTGGTCGATGACCCCCTGGCCTCAAGTCTGGCTTATGACCAGGAGTTTGAGGTGCAGGCAGAAGTGGTAGGTCTAACGGCGGCTGAGGTATGGGAGTATGCTACGCGTACTCTGACCTCATTCGCTTTCTCAACGGAAGTGACCTTGACTTCTATGGTCAATGAGACCGGGGATATTCCAGAAATCTTCCAGGGGTCAGACTATTATGAAAGTGAAGACCGGGCACTCATCTGGACCTTCAGCGGTCTGGACCTGACCTCGGCTGAAGCCGTCTTTAATGTCTCAGGTCAGAGCTTTGTCGGGGTAGTGGATGCCAATGCTAACACAGTCACTGTTGAACTTCCGGCTGCCCAAACCAGTCTGATGACTCTTGGCCGTGATAAGTATGCCCTGATCATTACTTTTGGCAATGGACATCGCACTGTGGTGGTCAAAGGCCATGCCACAGTCTATCCCGAACCCTCGTAAGTATCCACTTGACAGCCTCCCCCTAGCATGAGTGCATCGTTAAGCATTCCTGCAAAGGGGAGCACCCATGTTTCCTGCTCAAAGAACTACCGTCATTCGGGCCAAGGACTCTGCCACTGGCAACTTTGACCCTGTGATCACCGCAGGGGCTTATAGCGCAAACGATGCAGTTGGTGGCAAGCTGTTCTTCCCCGGCGTGTCACTCCAACGCAGCGGTTCCGGTCTCATTTGGGGTTTTACCGTTATCGATAAATCCCAGGTCAAGGCGGCGCTTAAGCTCTTTTTGTTTGGTGCTGATTTCACGGCTGTCGCAGACAATGCGGCTTTCGATGTGTCAGACACCGACTCACTTAAGCTTGTGGGCATTCTTGCCACAGGTACCTATGTAGACATTGCGTCAAGCAACAGTATCTATACCGTCGCCTTCAGTAACCCGATTGCTTATCGGGCTAATGGTGACTATCGGTTGTGGGGTCAGTTGGTTTGCACTGCGACACCGACCTATACCACAGTAGCTGACCTGACTGTTAAGCTGCACGTCGCACAAATCAACTAACTGACGATGTTCACTACAACCCAGGTTCAGGCAATCTTAACCGGGTTAGTAGGGTTCATTGTGGCAGCGCTGACTGTTGCGCCATTCTATCTTCGTGCTCGTGGTAAACGAGTCGAAGCACAAGCTGAAGCTGATAGCCTGCGTTCAAAGGCGTCAGCTTCACGAGAATTGCTTGAGTCTGATAGTCTGCGCTTCGTCTTACAGGTTGCCCAAACATCCCTGCAAAACTCATCGCGCCTGGCTGATGTAGAACGAGAACTGGAAGAACAAAAGAACAAAGAAGTTGAAAACCAGAAGCAGCTTAAAGCAGTCAATGCCGAACTGCTAGAGGCACGACAAGAAATCACCCGCTTACAAAAGCGAATCATCGAACTGGAAATTGAACTACAGAGGTATAAGAAACTTGAACACAACCAACCCGAACGAAGCACTCTCAATCTTCCTTCAGGTAGCCTTCCCGCTAATCTTGACCCTCTTAAGCTTCCTTAGTTATCGGGTTAGCGTTTGGGTCAAGGCTCAGGCAACGACCAAGCAGTGGGACTTGATTGTGGAATTTGGTCGTCTGGCTGTGCAAGCCTTTGAGCAGATGGGCCTGAAGGGGCAGATTGAGAATATTGGGTCAATCAAGAAAGCTGGAGTCATTGAAGCCATTCAAAGCTTTGCCGATGCCCATAAGATCAAGATCAGCGCTTCTGACCTGGATATGATTATCGAAGGTGCCCTGCGCGATGGCGTGCATAAGGCTTGGGGTGAAGAAACCGTTCCTGCAACAACCACAGCGAACAACGATGCCACGCCGTCCTTCACTTACACCAACCAAGGTTAAACGAAAGGGGGTCGCAGCCCCCTCTCCACTTTCGGCACGCCGAAATGACGACTCTGTGGACGCCATTCGCGCCTTTCTTGGCATGACTCTTGATACCAATAAATACAAGCAGCCTGCCAAACCCTCTAAGCGGCGCAAGGTCGTTGCTCTAGGCGACTTACATGGCAATCCCCACCCGGCTCTCCTACCCCTGATTATCGCTGAACAACCTGACCATATTGAAGTAGGTGGCGACATCTATGACCTGGCCTGCTTCAGTGCTCACCCTAGAGGTTGGGATGAGGAGAAGGATGAATTTGGTCAGGAACATAAGCGCGTGACCGCTTACTTCGAAACCCTTCTACTCAAGACACCAGCCCAAATCATCATCAGGAGAGGCAACCATGACGACAGATTCTGGCGGCGGATATGTGACTACTTCCCTGCCGCTCCCCGATCCTTGTTTAACGACCCCCTTGACCTACTTGTGTCCAGCCTTGCTTCCAAGCGAATCGCCACAGCCAGCACCGATGTTACTGCACATCACCCACGTCTTTCCACGGAAACTCTTGGAAAGGTGGCTTATCTCGGACAACTCGGTGACGCTATCATCTCGCATTGCAACTTCAGTGGATCAGAACCAGGAGCCGCCGTTGGAAAGCTCAGCAAATGGCTAGACGAATGGCATCAGCTTCTAGGCTGGCCCGAACCTACCCTTTGTATCCAATTTCACAGTCATCAATGGTCATACCAGTTCAAGCGAGGTGGTTTTCTGGCGCTTGTCGAACCGGGCATGGCAGGTATGCCCGTCATCGAGGGTTATAAAGTGGGTTACCAGGCCAAGTGGAAGCCTGGTACGCTAGGCGCAGTATCCTTTGTGCAGGAGAAGGTGGCAGAGCAATGGGTCACCTGTCTCGATACCGTTCATCCACTAATACCGTGATGACCGGGTTGTCTGTATAAATCGTAGTCTGGTCAGGCAGATGAACTGGCCTGACCTTTTTCTTGTTCCAGATAATTGTCAGCCCCCAGCCAACTATGGGACCGACAAGCATTAAGGAAAAGATAAGGATGAGTATGTCTACCATTGAACTACTTGACATTTAGATTGACCTTCCTATAATAGATTATGGAAAGAGTGACTAAAAGCCCGATGGAAACAAAGGGTTGCTTCCAAGGACAGCTACGATGAGTAACATCATAGTAGCCCCAAGGAAGATAGGTCACTCTTTCTTCTTGCCAAATTTCAACCCCATTGAGTCGGCTACCTTATCAGCTACACCCTCAACAGGTGGTGCTTTGGAAGCTACCGCTTTCTTGACCTCTGGCTCATTCGGCATGCCGAATGCTTTAGCAATCGCCGCCTCACGTAACCAGCCGCTGGCTCCTGAGCCAACGCCTTTTAACAGGTCAAGGTTCTCACAGATATACTTGTCCTGCTCAAAGCGGTCAGGATAAAACGTGACCTGATAGGTCACGCTTCCTGTTTCTGTACCCTTCCGCCGCTGAGTGGTGCTTGACCGCCGTTTATTGCGCATATCTAGATACCCTTTGACATCATGTAATAGAAGTACCTGAATGCGCCATCGGCATCTTCCCGCGCTGCGTTCTTGACCTTGATGATGTTGGCAGGCAGCAACTCCCGCAAGGGATGGTTTTCTAGGTCTACGTAAGGCCAGAACATCTCGCTGGTGCCCCCGGTGAAGACCAGCGTGCTGACGCTTAGCCTTGACCTTTTGATTTTCGCTTGGAGCCAGCTAAGACCCTGGTTGAAAGCCGCCTGAATTTCCTCTGCTTTGATAGCAGCAAAGGCAGGATAGGGTCGTCCCATGTAGGTGAAATCATTAGACCGCATCTGCCGATCAATTTCCTCAATTGACGCTCCCGGTTCAATACCAAGCCGACCAAAGGTGGCTTCGGCAACGGATGACTGACCCACTGTATCATTTGAGTCCGTAATGTCACTGATGTGAACCCCGCCCTGGAAGATAAGGACGGATAACGTGTACCAGCCCCAAGAAGCGACGGCAATGGTTTCGGTGCTAAAGCGTGTATCCGAGAGTCCTTGCTCCTCCGACTGGATGTAGTCATACAGTGTGCCAGCCCCTTCCGGCAGGACGTTCAGATTGTCGAGGGTCACCTTGAAGCGCCATGGTCGTTCCTTCTCCTCAATGGAAGCAGTAACCTTATAGCTGCCTACCAGGTTTTCTTCAATCTTGGTCTTATTGCGCTTGAATTCATTGGCCGGAACACTGACCACGACCACTGGCTCGAACACTTCCTTGCCCGGCAGGATGTCAGCATGAGTGCGGAACAAGGCATAAGCCATGCCCCGGCGATAGCTGTCTGAGATATAGCGGGCATTAGAGGAGACATGTTGGACACGTTGCAGGTCAGCGAACTTGACCATGTTGTCACCAAAGACCCACCAGGTCGGATCGTTGTCCACGCGAACTGTATCCAGGTAACTGAGGGAGCCAAGAGCATGGCCTGTTGCCAGGGGAGCATGAACTGACAAATAGTCAGTGCAGAGGGTACTCGTTGCCAGTTTGGTTTTGATTGACCCCTGATCCACTACGACCAGGCCAGGGGCACTTGAGGACGGGTTTAACATTGGTTGGTATCCTATAGTCTAACTCGTGTGCTACCATAGTGTACCACTAGTCCTACTAGAGATCAACTCGTGTGCAAGAAGCGGTAAGCATCCAGCAGGCGAGTACCAACCAGGGTCAGGATATAGCTTCTACCTCGACCACTACCCCCATAGGGCGAAATGGCTTGCAAGGTGCGTAAGCCTTCCAGTACGGCATCGCGCTGACTCTCCTTGACCTGTCCATTCAGCAAAGCTACTTTGCGTAGTTCGCCAGCAGGTAAACCATCTTGGACTTCAGAGAGTCGTTCCAAGACTGCTTTCGCTGACTGGATTTCTATCGGTATGTTCGTCGTTACTGTCATTGAATTCTTCTGGCTCCCATCGCCATCCATCACTGATATTCGCTAAAGCATCATGTATATCCAGGCCATCAAGTTCTAAGCCTGTGCATTGCCATCCGGGGTACTGCCTTCGGGCGAAAAGCTCAAAGCATTCATCCTGTGGTCGCCTGACCATGAGTTCTATGCGCTTATTCGCTTCATCAGGCTTTTCACTGTGCGCTCCACGCGGTGCATAAATAACCGAATGAACGTTGCGGCGCACTCGTGCCAGGTTACCCTTTCCACGTTTGGCGGCAAGGATGAACTCGGCATTCGCTCGTGACCAGTGCCCCATCCCGGTGAAGGTGGCTTTCTGTACCACATCGACAATATCTCCATCAGTAAACGGCAGCATTGCCGTAGTTCGCACTGCTTTACGCACGGTATCACCAAAGCCAGTGTTGAACTTAATCCAGGTGAAAGCAATGGTTTTGAACTCCCAGCCCCAATGCTCAATAAGTTCGATGGTGAAGTCCATCTGAGGCCCTGTCGTCCAACAGAATAACAGACTATCCCCAGGGAAAGCTGCTTGCATATAGGGCTTCAGGTCAAGCATATCCTGGGGCTTCATGACTCCATAGTGCGAAGAAGCCGTTCTACCCTGACCCTTCGCACTCCAAGTCTCATGGTGCCACGGCATGTCGGCAACGATGATGTCTCGCGTAGTAGCGTGTCTAATCGACTGCTTCATTTTCCGCTCGTTCCTCGGCTGACATGCTCGGTGCTACTTCATTGAGATTGGTCTGGACCTGCTGGTACACCAGACTTTCGGCATGCCGAAGTTCGGCGGGATTGCTCATCCAGAACTGCCTGACCTGTTCTTTGCCGTTAATCTTCTGTATCCCAGTGGTAGTTGGCACACTGACCCAGGAGTCACCTTGTATAACTTTGAGCCGTTTAGCGTAGTCAAAAACTGCACCAATGTTATCTGGTCCCACATCGTACCGGATGACGTACTCAAAGGTGCGGTAGGGCAACCCCTGTTTAGATTTCGTGATAAAAGCCCGTACCTGTCGTCCCAGGACTTCTTCACCTGGCTTCTCCTGACCTATATCCTTCAGTCGCAAAGCAAAGTGAGCCGCGTGGCGTAAGGCATTACCCCCGGTGAAGGTCTCAGTATCCTTGGCTGCCGGGTCAATCTTACTGCTGACCTGGTGAATGATGATGACCATGGAGCCAGTGCCTCGGATAGTGCCAATGAAACTGCGCAGCCAGTGCTTCATGCGACGGGCAATCAAAGCCACGGTAGCAGTATCTACTGTAGAGCCAACCATCACGTCGCTGAGCATAAAGTCCAGCGAGTCAAAGACGACCACAGCACCCTTGGGGGAGATGTCCTCACTGATGACCCAATCCTCAATCATGGGAATGATTCGCTCAAGAGTCATGATAGGCTTCTCGGCGCTCTGTGATGGCTTACCCTTGACCCACTTTACATCACGCAGGTTCGTGGCGGTAGCATAGCGCAAAGGCAGATTAGGATTGGTCAGGTCAACGCCATAGTCTTCCAGCGTATCCATGAGGATTGGCTCATTGAAGCCACCTTCGGTATCAACGATGAAGCCGCTCATGCCTGCTTTCATGCCATTGGCAACCAACCGATAGGCAATAGATGACTTACCAAGACCGGGCGGTCCAATGAGTTGGACCACTGACCCGGTCTTAATGCCACCAATGCCATGGGCAATATTCAAGCCAAAGACACCACTATCCAGCAAGATGGACTGATAGGAGCCGCCACCTAATTGACGGCTCAGTCCTTTCTTGCCATATTTATCGTCGTGTTCTTTGAGGTCCATTATTTCTTTTCTTCCTTGGGCTTCGCCAGGCGCAGGTTCTTGGGTGGGAAGTCCTGCCAGTTCTTGCCAAGCTGTGCGGCCTCAAGTGCAGCCCAGGTCGGCCAGATAGTCCGTGGATATAGCCCTGTCTGATCCTTGCAAGGGATGCTATCATTAGCTCCGGTCACGAAGTAATTAGGGGTCGTGCCATCGGCGGCCTTGAGGTAGAACGCGACATGGATTTCCTTATTGATGACCGATTGCAGGACAGGCGGAAGCTGCGGTTAATACTGATCAATCTCGTCGCCATCGACCTTGCGATGTTTGAGACTGACATGGCAATTGAAGATGACGCTGTAGCCATGCTCTGGATTGGTCAGGCGGAGCATACGGCGAAAACGACGGAGTATGTCGTCATACAAACCCTTATACCATGTGAATGAGTATGACCACTTCTCACGCGGAATATCTTTACCTGACCAGTGTCGGACCAGGTCAGCATCATACATGAGGTCATACAGTGTGTTGAAGGTGTCGATGGCAATGACCCGGCTCTGCGGATTGAAGGGTGTGGCTCGTCGCTCAGCCAGGTCAAGGATCATGTCCCACCAGGCGAAGATACGGGCATAGTGTTCACTGTCATGATATTGGGTCAGGTAAGGCATGGTGATGCGCGGCACATCGACCTGGTATAGTCGTTTCTCGATATCTACGCCGACAATGGCTTCGGCTCCCCAATGGTCTACTACCGAGCGCAGGAAGGTGGATTTACCTCGGCCTGGCATGGAATAGACAATATAACTGGCATCCCGCCAGATACCCCTGGGAGCCACTGAGGTATCAAGCTGGAAGATTTCATCGTCGAACTCAAGGACGGGAGCCTTGATTTTACTTGCGGGTACTGCTGAGGCGGGCATGATAAATTTCCTTTACTCGCTCAAGCGAGACTATTTCGTCGTTGTGGCCGTTTGGCACAATAGCATCCCACTCGGCAAAGGCTGAGATGATCTGGTCAAGGCCAAAAATATCGGCGTTAGCCGCCAGCATGATGGCTCGACCTTCGGGGTTGTCTACGATGAACGGTCCTTCGTTATTATTGCAACGGTCACAGATGAGGGCGTGTAAGACTAGGGGCATGAGCAACACAAGTTGCCGATCATTGATAATCTCACGCCGTATGATGTGATGGAGCCGTAAGGCCCCGGTTGAGTCACAAACCTGACATCGTGGCTTGAGGCGATGCTGGTAGGCACATACTGCGATTTCAAGCGCTGCCTTTGTCCTGACCTGGCTCATGTTCAACCCTCATCATATAGCCCATTGAGAGCAGGCCGAAGGTCCATGCCTGAAACATCTCAGGGGTCATGGACTTGGGAGCACTGAGCACCAGACGGTTAGCGACTACCCATATCCACATACGGGTGCGCTCATCCATCTCCTCATCTTCCGAGGGACGGGCCAGAGCACGAGCTAACCAGGTCAAGGCGGTCAGGGTGTATTTCAGAACCAGTTCTGACCCACGTGAGGCAACCCAGTCATGGGCATCGCCTTCAACTTCAGCCAGAAGCCCTTCATGTTCAAGGGCTTCGATTAGCTGCTTTTCGAGTTCGGGGTCAAGCTGGAAATTGCTATCGGGCGGTGTGTCGTTCACGCAGAATGTCCTTAATCATGGCGCTGGTTAGCTCAGGGTTTTTCCCGGCAAATTTGTTCCAGGCCCAGGATTCAATGTTGGTCAGTTCAACGGCTGAGGCAATGGGACGCCCAAAGATGATGGAGAAGACATAATGTCGCTCATCGTCATTCAGCCGGAAGTTTAGATTGTTGAGGGGTGCATGGAGAAAGCGCAGCCACTTATTGTAAACCGCCCTGGTATTCGGCGTGCCGAATTCTGCAATGGGCCGCTCCATATTCTGGTTGGTCTGCGCGTTGAGGTCATAATAGCCCGCAGCCACATCCCGTAGATAGTTAGCCTGATCCTTGATGACGTTGATGGCTGCCTGAGTCTGTTTATTCATCGTGTATTCCTCATTTTGTTGTTGCTAAGTATAACATAGTCCGGTGCTTTAATCAAGCTGATGAGTGCCGGGCATGGGTAGTTGCGTGCGGGCCAGGCGGTAGCTTTCCAGCAAATTATCGGTACGCTTGAAGAAGGCATCATCGGCAGCTTTGAGGATAGGTACATCGAATTCATTGCGTGCGCCGCTCTCAACCTCATTCATAAAGGTCGGGTCAAAGGCACGGAAGCGAGGCCCTTCAAAGAATAACCAGATACGTCCTTGCCGTGACTGGTTAGCTTTCTTGACATCAACTTGCAACCAGCAGGAACGGTCACCTACTTTGGCGACAGGGACGCGCTTAAGCTCAGTGCCAAACATCATAGTGACCCATTCTTCATCCTCAGTCCTCTTGACCAGATGACGGGTCAGGCTGATATAGACCTGCGGCTTCTGCTCAAGTGCTTTGGTCCAGGCTGTATGCTTACCACCATTGCCATCACTGGTCTCTTGACTAATGACCATCAGGACAAGCTGTAGACGTTGCGCTGTAATCTTGAGTAGTTCAGCCCCGGCATTCGCTACGTTGACATAGTTCTGACCTGCCTTGATGTTGGTATCAAAGTCAGCCTTCTGGAAGTAGTCCATGACGACCAGGTCCAGATGCTTGCCTTGGGCTTCCATCTCATTGGCAGTCTCTTTGATTTGCTCGACGATGAGTGGGATGCTGTGTCCGGCCAGATATTTATAGGTAATACTGCCGCCACGTTCCATCCACTTCTCACGCAGGGCAGACATCTTTGCCATCTTGCCCTTGGGGTCGCCCTTTTCCAGTTCTTCTAGCGTGCCACCAATCCACCTGACCGTCTGCCGCATCAGGATAATCTCGTCACTGTCTTCCATATGGATGACCAGGACATTCTTGCCTGTGATGCAGCCCCACTCGGCAAACTGCATACAGAGGGCTGACTTGCCATCGCCTGTCCCGCCTGAGAGTACTATCTTCTCCCCAGGCCGCAGGACCGGGATAAGCGAGTTCAGGTTCCAATGGGGTGGAAAGGTAAAGCGCGGCTGGCCCAGTAAGGCACGCTGGCGCTCAGGGATTTCCACGAATAGTTCTTTCTGTTTTTCCCAGTCAGCAGTCTGTGAGACCACTTCCGAGTCGCCAATCAGACTGTCAGCATAGTTGCGCAAAGCCAGCGCTAACTCTAAGCTGCTCCCTGCCTGGCGGCGGGCATTCTCTAGAAACTTTTCCAGGTTCTTGGCCGACAGAGTCTGGTTGCGCCAGTTCTCGCGCACTGCTCGTTCTCTGACCCGGAAGTCCTTGAGGGACTTGGCCCCGCGCTGAGCGCAGTAATGCAGCAGGTCAGTCAATGCCTGCCAGGTCTGTGACTCACCACTGATCCCGGCTGCTTCAGGTGTGACCAATCCATCCGTGAGGATAACATGTGCCACGTTGTCAATGGTCGGTATCTCGTTCTGGTGGTAAAGCCGAACTACAGCTTCCAGGGCAGCCCCAACTACGGGATCATTCACGTCTTTGGGATTGATGATAGAGGTGCGCAGCGAGAAGAAGTCCTTGTCGCGCTTATACCTACCATCCTTCAGAAATGACCCAACATAGGCTACTTCAGCAGCAACCAGGGTTGATGAGTCAGGAATTTTGGTCATAATTATTCTCCATAGGAAATGTCGTATTCTTCAGTGAGACTCGCCTTGGGCTTGACCCAGCCATGCTTGGCATGGTCATACTGGCGCAAGGAATTGATGGCCCAGCGAACCGTCATATTGGGTACATTGGCTAAGCCTTGCAGTTGGCGCTCCACCCATACCTTGAACATTGGGTCAGTGGACCATAGCTGCTCAGGGCTGCCGTAAGTGTGCCCGGCCAGGACCACTGGCATATTGAGTAAGGTGCGATGCTCCTGGCTGACCTTCTTCCGGGCATGTTTAATATAGGTCAGGATAAGACTCTCAAGTTCAGTATTGACTGGCTCACTGGCGGTTTCTGTCGTCATCGCGTTAGCGGGAGCCACATACTTGATGTCAGCCATGGCTCGACGCACTCTGGTAGGCCGCACTATATCTGAGACTTGACCTGCTAGGTTACGGATGGATTCCAGGTCATGTTCTTGGAGTAGGAACCACTCGTTGTATATCCGTTTATCGTCGAACAGAAGGTGTAGCTTCTGCTCCACATCATACATACTGGACACTGGCAAGCTAAAGACGAGTGAGATAGCCAGGAAGGGAGCCAGGCCGCGTTGGATTTCGTCCACTCGGATGTCGGGGTGTATACTGAGACCGATTTTATAGTAGGGTTGTTCAACAGTAGCCTCCCAGGATTGCACTTTCATGACGTAGATGAAACCAGCGCTGCGGGGGTCAATTAGATTCATAGGTAGTAATGTCAAGTTTTAAACTCCGTACCCAGTCGTGGATAGCATTTCGACCATATTCTTTTGCCAGGTCAGATGGTGATTTGATCTGCCACTCGTGAGTTGACGCGAGTATCGGGCGAGTTTTCAGGTAATCAGCGATAGTGAGTGCCCGTTCAAGTCCCTTGCCACCATCTTCATCGTAGACAATGATGGGTTGAATGACATTGCGCAGGACAACTGGCATATAGTGCATCCAGGCGGCTTCAGGAAAGAGTGCCACAGCCGGATAGCCATAGCCATCGAGCAAGGCGGCATCTTTCTCGGCCTCAAGGATGAACAGGTGATTAAGGATAGGCCCTTCTCGCGTGCCATCAGGATTACTGACCCATCTTGGATTCCATATCCCTCTGGTCAGGCTGTTGGTGACTGTGCTGAAGCGACGCTTAGGGTCAGTGGTTTCATGGCGAAACTTCACGCCCTTCAGGATATAGTTGCCATAGTGGTCCAGCCACCAGTGAGGAATGGAATAGCCCTGGCCGTTGTTATAGGAGCCATAGCCCAACCAATGGCGGTCCACATCCTCTGGCGTTAGCTGCCACTGGCTAAAGTAGTCAATCGCTTTCTGCCTGTGTTCTTTATGCCAGGCATAGACTGCATTGACATCAAAGACGAATTGCCGAAGGTCAGCTTCGCTTGGGGCCAGAACCGTGACCTTCTTCTCGCGGCGTGGTTCATAAGGCTGCTCATCAAGCTGGTAGCCCATTTCGAGTAGGCGCTCCTTTGCTTGCGGCACACTTAATTGATATAGTTGTGTCATCAGCAATATGGAGCCGCCATGCTTACCACAGACTCTGCACCACCACATCGGTGTCTGAGGGTGATTAGGCCAGACTCGAAAACGGTCAGTACCATCGTGACAAAAAGGACAGGGACCACCATACTCTCCCCCGTCCTTTCGAGCTTGCCATTTGAACTCAGCGCCAGTGACGTGTTCCACCAGGCTGAGCAGGTTCATTTACTGTTCCTCTAACCAGGTCGTGACTTCTGTTTCTTCAACCTGACCCAAATCTACCAGACCATCGTTCTCAATGGAACTGACGTTGTTCAGAGCAGCGTCAGTTACCTGAATTGCCATCAGGTCAGACATCAGGTCATCGACAGTCTTGGTCCGTAGCGTCGTGCGGCCATCTAAGAGCATATTCATGATGGCTTGCTGGTCCTCGTCAATGACAATCATATAGACAATCTTCTTGGGAGCCAGCGCTTGCTTGACCTCAATTGGTGCATTTCGGCGTGCCGAAAGTGACCGTGCCCGTAGTTCATCGACGAAGTCTTCTACATTCAGTGTCTTCGCCATCTCTAGCATCTCGCCAATGGTCTGATACTTCTCGTCATCAGTCTTATCCGGGTCATTCAAGGCTCGGCGTGCGGCTGAGGCCAGCTTCTGCGTATGGTTCTCGCGCAGGTCCAGCACTTCTTCTACGGTGAATGGCTGACCTGTGGCTGGATTGAGGATCAGCTTCTTGGCAACCGGGTCAACGACATTCAGGATGAAATTCTTCAGGGCGCTTGCTGTAGCCTCACTCAAGCCTGACTTCTCAACGGCATAGCCAATCCAGGCACTATAGTCACCGAAGGTCAGCTTCTGTGTGGGGTCATTGTCGTAGGGCACTTGAAGTTCAAGGAAACCCTTGGTCAGCCACATCTGCGCAGCCAGGTCACGCAGGATGAAGGCGGCTTTGCGACCAATCTTGGCAGCCTCAATGAACTGGTAATGCAGGGCCTGAATAAGCTGCTGGTCCATCGTGGTCGTGCGGTCAATGCTTTGCTCAGCGGCGAGGCTGGCAAGAGCCAAAACGTCATTGGTTGATGTTGAAAGATTCATAGGTTACCTCTGTGTGTAGCTCCCATATAGGATGATACTGATTAGGTCGCCATTTATTGTGCGGAGTTCCTAACCATTCCATCTCAAAAGCGCAGAAAAGCAGGAAAGCGGTATGCGCGGAATGCTTAATTCGCGCATTGGCAGCGATAGCTGCTTCCAGGTTGATGGGGATATATTGAACCGTGGTTTGATTTTTAATAAATTGCTCAGCTAGTAGATAATCCTTATAGGGGATCATCCATACCTTGCGTGCCATAAAACTTGACGTGCCTACTCGTGCCGTGCCCATCTGAAGCCACAGATAAGCCTGACCCTTGTATGCGGCCAGCCATTCCCGTTGGTCGTCACGAAGTTCACTGAAGCTAAAGCGGTCAGAACCACCTTTGCATTCCACCTTGATGGGTAGAGCGTGGCTATCTCGAATAGGTAGTTCGCTGTGATAGTCCGGCCAACCTTTGTTCTTGGGGTGAATAGGTCGATGGCAGTTGTCACAGACCGTGGTGTCCTGCACCAGTTTATAGGTCAGGCCACCAAAAGTCGCCAGGGTGCGGTAGCATTCGGTTTGATGTTCTTTTTCAAGTGGCAATGTGAAGTTTCTCCACAACTATAGCCACAAGAAAACGGGTAAGGGTTAACCTACCCGCTTTCATGGGATACCAATTCCAAAGCCAGTATAACACAGACCTAGCCAGCAATCAAGGAAACAGGAAGACTAATCTGGCTTCCTTCAACCTTGACCTTGCCCGGCCAGCGTGCTGGTGGCTGAGAACGAATGGAGTTAATCAACTGTGTACCCAGTGGCGTCTGCGAATACTGCTGCCGACGACTGGTCACTGGATAGAGCAAGCCTGCCTGAGCTAACCGGGTGGTGGCTCGATAGACCTGTTCGCTGTCATCAGCCAGTTCGATTTTCAAGTTGTTATCCACAATGAACTTGTTGACGATACCGCCACCAGGTTCCTTCTTGCCACAGAGTACGGTAATCGTGCAGGGTTGCTGCATCGAGGCACGAGCGTTAGCGGGAATGTGCGAGGTGCGGCGATTCTCCTGCTCATTCCAGGTCGTAATACAGTATAACACTACCAGATCGCGGGTATTCAGTTCAATCATTGTCCTCTACCAAAGCGTCATATGGATATTCGTCTTGCGGTTCTGTAAACCCCGCGCTTTCCAGGCGTTGTGCGAAGCATACATGGAAAAATTCACATCGCGGCTTGACGATACCCGTCCCATTCTTTACTTCGCCCTTACGTTTACCACTGTCAGCATAATACTTGGGAGCCTTCTTGCTGGCACAGCGCCAGTTGGTCAGGAAATCATAGGGCGCTTCCCCCTGCATAGGGTCATCTTGACCTAGATATTTCTTATGAAGATTGACAAGGTCAAGATATTCCTGTACCGAGAAAAAGATTCGACCATCCGGTAAGCTCGGCCAGTCACTACCCTCATCAGCCGTCTGTGCTTCGGCCTTGTAGTACAACAGCCAGCCTTGCATCTCAGGATGATAGTACACTGTCCAGGCCCGGCATAGTGGTTTTCTATCCAGGTCTTCATCAGTTTTGTCCTTCCAGCTATAGCGGGAGAACAGAAAACCAAAGGGACAGTCACCCCAGTCCTCTTTGCCGACCAGGATCATCTCTCCGATAACCTGTAAGAATTGGTCAAGGCTAATGCCACTTGGCTTGCCCCACCATTCATCAGCATCAGTACGCTTGACCTCTATGGGGAAATGAACAGGGTCAAGGTCAATGCGGTTGCGATGAAACTCCAAGACCGCATCAATGGTGCCAACCAGTCCTGAGTGATGAGTACCCGGTAAAGTGCGTCTTTCAGCTTTTATCTTGAAGTAAGGATTACTCAAGCAGGACCAGGCAATGGACTCATAAACCACTTCAGCCGCCCGCACCGCGTCTTCGAACTGGGCTGCCTTGAGGACACTAAGCTGCTGTGGCTCGGTCAGGCCAAACTCCTTCATGGCATGGTAGCGTGGGCAGTCCTTGGCAATGCGGCTGACCCGTAGTGCGCCTTGGGCATCCCAGTCACCACTACGCTTGCCTTCGTAATCAACAGGATTGCCGTTGTCAGCCAGATGGAGTAGATAGGCTTCATAGCTTTCTTCTAGCCAGTCGGCTATATGAATAGCATTTGAGAACTGCATTGCTCATCCTCTTGTGTACTTAATAAACATTATAGCAGATATAACCGTCATATTTCAAGCGACATTTACCCGTTAGGGTCAGGCTGAAAGGAGTCTCTATGCCTAGAATACGTCCCCCTGCTTTTTTGCCTGCCAGGGTGCAAATCGAACTCACTGACGAGATGCTTAAGAGCCTGGATATTGATAATAATGACTTCGTAGACTTCACCGTCTGCGTCAGGATACTGTCACTCCAACTGGAAGGCATGACCTTTTCCGATGCTTGTGCTGAGGTAGGGATTGCTAGAGCCACAACCTACCAGACACGCTGGGTAGACCTGATGGCTAAAGCTCGGCGCTTTCATGCCCGGCCTTTGCTGGCTCAGCAAGCCAATACTTCCAACTATGTCTACAGCGAGTGGGACAACATCGTGCGTTCTCTGGTTAACGTCGCCAAGAATGGCGCTCGTGACCATGAGAAGGTTCAGGCCGCTGAATTACTCTATCAAATCTATATTCAGCCTATTCAGGAAGCTCCACAGGATGACAGCAAAGAGATGGAGTACCTGCGCAAGCCTAAGAACTTCAAGACACTTACCCCCATTCAGGTCAACGAAGGCGGAACGGTAATCATCCACAATGGCGACAAAGCTGACATTGATACTACTGGCAATTCTACTTCTTCTGGTGAGATTTCAGTCACTACCCACGAGTGAAATTCGGCATGCCGAAATTCCTATCCCGGATCGCTATCGCCCCGGTGCTTCACTTCCTGCTGATGCTGATTGCTTTAGAAGCTATTCAAGCTACTATGCCTCAGACTTTCGCTACTGTCAAAACGGCGAGATTTATATCACCTATAGCGAGGTCGAAAAGGTTATTGTTCACTCTACAGTCTTCGTCACACCAAGGCCGTTAGGCGACTATATCCTGGCCTGGGGAGAACCTACGGCTGTGGCTGCTATGGGTAGCATGTGGTATGTCTATTGGGGGACGACTGCCGTATGGGGCTTTGGACCGTTCCTGCCCCATACAGCCGTGCGTGTTATCTCACTTAGTCTTGAGCCTGGTGGGACTGGCCCATGGCAGGGCTTTCGGCAAAGACCAAAGCCTTGACCTTGGCTTCGTTAACATCAAGCCAGCGACTCACACTCCATTGCTTGGCTTTCAGGACGTTCCATCGACCAGGTTGTTCGTTGCCGCAGGCGCAGCGCCAGGCGTGAAGGTAGATGGTCGAGTCGTAATGTTCTTCACGCTTTTTGCTGCCAGTGTCAGTCCGTATCATATTAGAGCCACAATTGGGACAGATCATAGTGTGCATAATGAGTACCCACAGGTGCTGCACGTTGCGCAGCCGCTTTCTTTGACTAGGGTTTTACTGTGACATTCAGGGCATTCTTCGCCTTCATTCAAGTACAACACCTGGTCGGCGCGGGACTGGTCACGGTAAACAGTGCCACCTTTAGCTCCCAGGCGGTGCATAAGCTGGTAAACTTCTCCAACTTGCTCAATGGTATGGCTTGACGGGATATTAACCGTCTTGCTAATCGCGGAGTCCACCCAACGTTGAATTGCCGCCTGCACAGTGACGTGTTCGCTCGGCGTAAGCTGCATTGCGGTGACAAAATAGTCTGGCAATTCCTGACCTGGATTCTCATCCAGCCATTCCTGTGCAATCGCCATGTTCTCCTCATGGACACCCAGCCTGCTCTTACGATACCACTTGAAGCTGAAGAAAGGCTCGATCCCCGTTGAAGTGCCTGTCATGGTCCCGATGGTTCCATTAGGAGCCTGGGTCAAGATGACGGCATTACGAATGCCATGCTGCTCGATACCCTTCCTGATAATCTCAGGTAACTGCCGTATATAGCCTGACCTAAGATGTTCCTGGGCCTTGAACTCAGGAAATGGCCCACGCTCCATCGCCAGTTCAATGCTGGTTGTATAGGCGTTGCAGGCGATGAACTCATACAGACAGTCAATGAAACTCAATGACTCATCTGAGCCATAACGGATGCCGTTCTGAATCATAAGCTCGGCCAGGCCCATCGTGTTCAGGCCAATGCGCCGCTCGACGAACTGCTGGACAGCATTCTCAGGATATGGGTAGGACGTGACATCAATCACGTTATCCAGAAACCGCACGGCGACAGCAATAACTCGTGCCAGTTCCGGCCAATTGACCTGTGTCTTGGGGTCATAGAACTGAGCCAGGTTGATGGCTCCAAGATTACAGACGGACCAGGCAGGCAGCGGCATCTCTCCGCAGGGGTTGGTCGCTTCTAATCTATTATAATACCAACTGTTGCTCATGTCATTAGAGCGGTCAACGAACCAAATCCCTGGCTCGGCACTGCTCCATGCACTCTCGATGATGGCCTGCCATAACTCCCGCGCTTTGATGGTCTTATAGATGCGTATCTTATGGCCTGACCCACTCCATTCAGTCAAGTCACCCTTCCAGGCAGTGTCATAGTCGGCTTCGCTGGTGTCAGGAAAGCGCAGTGTCCAGTTCTCGTCATACTCCACAGCCAGCATGAAGGCATCGCTGATACCCACACTGATATTGGCATTGGTGATCTGACCCGCTGTGCGCTTGGCATTGATGAAGTCCAGAATATCAGGGTGCCAGTCATTGAGAATCAACATCAGCGCTCCGCGTCTTGAGCCGCCTTGCTCGATGAGACCAGTTACATTGCTGAATAGACTGCCCCATGAGACTGCACCACTTGACCTGCCATTGACGCCACGAACATAAGCTTTCTTGGGGCGAAGGGATGACAGGTTCAAGCCCACGCCACCACCACGGCTCATGATTTCAGCCATCTGCGCCAGGCGTTCGAAGATACCTTTGCGGCTGTCATGGGGAGATGGAAGGACGAAGCAGTTGTTGAAGGTTAGTTCGCCCGGATTGCCTGCGGCAGCCAGGATACGGCCAGCCGGAATGAACTTCCAGTTGTCCATGATGCTGATGAACTGCTCACGCCAAAAATCAGGGTCAGTCTCCTGAATCGCAACGGCTCTGGCAACCCGCTCGATAACTTCCTGGGGGGTGGTTTCCAGGGGCTTGTCAATAAATTCGGCGTCATAAACAACAGCCGTCAGGTCATTATCAAAGGAAACTGTGACCTTATTGCCAATAATATGGCAGATAGTGCCTACTTCGCGCTGACCTGTTTCTTTGTCAGTGATAACCAGCACGGTGTCATTTTCTGCCAGGGTAGTTCGTTCAACGTCCTTGAGGGCATAGCGATCCAAGAGAATCTTCTGGCCCAGGGGGGTGAGGGGGTAAGACATGGTGAACCTCGGTGATAAAAAAAGCGCTGTGAGATACAGCGCTATAGGTTGGTACATTATGATTTCAGGTTGTCAAATGAAGCCAATACACCACCAGGCAGGTCAAGCCAAGCAGGATAAAAGCAATAAATCCCAGCCAGCTAAGCAGGTTCGTCAACCTCATCATGAGGGTTGGCCGTAACTTCTGGCGGTGTATAGAGGGGTATTTCATTGTTCAGCCTCATCATGACCTGCAATAGCTTATGCGGCTCAATGTGGGGAGTCATTAACTCTAACAAGCGTTCGGTTTTCTTGCGGGCATACTCCTCACCCAAGGCCCGCAGCCTCAACTGCTGGTTTGCCAGCATCAGGGCGCTTTGCATCTTGCCCCAACCTTCGTTTTCCCACTCCCGATGCTTGGTGTTCATGTAGGTTTCGGCCTTCTCAAGTGTGTCGATGAGTTGGGTCAGAAGATAATAAGTCGAATGCTTGTTGCCGTCATCCGGGTAGACACCAACCTTGATAGCAATGCGCTCTCGTATCTTGCGCAGTTCTGTCCGTTCATCCTTGAGCCAGACGGTAACGATAAGTCTATCGGGTTCCCAGGACCAGCGTATATCAAGATCATTTGGTCCTTCAATACGGGCATTAGCCAGAACTGCATCGACTAAGCCTTTGAGTTCATCATTCATAGCTCACCATAACCTTTGGTACTCACGCTCTGCAAGAATTTCACATCGTCGTCCGTCAGGACAAACCATTCACCCTTGACCCTTTTGGCCCGAAAGGTGTTATGGAAGCGCTGCTCTAGTCGGCGGTAATTCCGACAGGGCCAGATATGGATAATCGCCAACTCATCAGGTAAGTGGGCTTCTAGATTGCGAATACGCAGGTCAAGGTCTGACGAGCAGCCTATCTTATACCAGTGGAGAAACTGAATGAGGTAAACCCCAGGGACGGCAGCCTTCTTACCAGCCACTGCCAATGGCCTGACCTTATGGCATATCTTACATAGATTGCCGTAGTTACCCCAGTGAGGATCGCCACAGCGTACACAGCGCTGGTTACCCTTGTTCATCGCACTTGTGCCATTGAGTGTCATTGCGCCAGTTGAGTAGCCGATAGCCAACATCAGCCAGGTCATGAATAGAGCCAAGAGGCAGATACTTATTGCACTGCTTGCATCTGATCCACATGTGGATGGAGCCATCTGCGGCATTGCCACTTCTATCAGCCCACCATTCGAAAGCAAATTCGCCCACAAAGGCAGTGACTTCACCAAAGCTCTTGGGCATTCGCCCACCATAGCTATCAGGCTGAATGCCTAGCTTCCATAGGCGCTGATTAAAGAAACTTTCCTGATGGAGCTTTGTGGCAAGCTTGCTCAGACGTTCATATTCCTTGCGGGCTGCAATGGCGGCGGTCTTCCAGTCACTCATTGGTGTCCCACCACTTCACGACATCGCTCATCTTGACCAGCTTGGCAATTCGGCTTGCCGAATGTGGGTCGCCAATCGGTTGCTCGATGAAGGGAATGAGTCCATCTTTGCAGGCGCGGCGTACCCAGGTGCCCACGCAATCTGAGGTCACACTGCTGATAGCCCGGTCTTTCCAGAGGCTGCGGGCTGCTTCCTGAACGGTAATATAACCCTTGGGGCCAGTCACTTTAGGCATTGGTATCTCCTTAGCGTTCGACCCAGGAGCCGTCACGCTTCCAGTAAGTAACAGGCTTCATACGGAGAAGCCAGCGAATAAAGCGAAAAAGCATTACTTGACCTTTCTTATAGCGGAGAGTGTGCGATTCGGACGCACGCACCCGTTAGGGTGGCTCTGGTTTAGCAAACCAGCACATTGCCAGGCTCTGTCAACTCTCCAATACATATCTGACCCAGCGCCAGATAGCTGCCTCATTTTCTTCGCGCTCGTAACCTTTTTCCCAAAAGTAATCCCAAAAGATTGGCATTTTGACGGGAATCTTCTTCCCGTCTTCCATGACAACCAGGATACCTGGCGGGTCAAAGTCAGTCTCAGGTGGTCTGACCAGGACTTCTTTGACCTTCAGGTCAGGTGGGATAGAAAGAACGAGTCTCATTCTACGTACTCCGGCCAGTGCCAGGTGTCAGTCTCAGGAGTCTCGCTATAGTCAACACTAATTGCATTGCCAGCATTGGGACTGGTTGACTGCCAGCCTTGTACGGCTTCAGCAAACATCACAAAGACATGCAGGCAGACAATGCCTGCTTCCTTATCACTGACCTTGGTCACAATAGCCGCCCGATGCTCACCGTTAGGCATCACGTAATGGACAATGCGGCCCAGTCCTAAGCCCTTCATTGGGCAATGACTGGCACAGCCATGGTGAAGTCCAGATAGTATTCCTTACCTGGCACGAACAGGTCATCACGCACTGAACCAAGGGTCAGGTTGCCTGTAGGCGTTGAGGCAAAGAACGCATCGTTCTCTGAGTTGCCGAAACCTCCGGTAACTGCCTGGAATTCATAGGCGTAGGTAAAGCCGGGCTGAGGCTTGCCGTCTTTCCAGACATTATTTTCATACATACGCATGGATGTGCAACGAAACTTGGCACGAACCTTCATGAGAGACTCCTTGAACTAGATAAAAAAGGACGCTGAGCGCTTAGGCTTTAGAGTGGGGTCATTGCCTGCCTGACAACCTAGTGCCTGCCATAGAGCCAGTTACGGCAAGCTGGGATCACCAGTTACTTCTGGTCGGCATACTGACCACTGACCTGTCAATTCAGGTCACGCCTTTACGGACTGGGTTTATTTCGGGGTCTGTGTTCCCCTTATTCGTCGCGGGCTTAGGCTTCTTTAATCGGCCCTTTTCAGCGTCCAAAACTTCCTGGTGGGTACTGCCCCCACATCAGTTAGATAGGCTCCTGGCAGGACGCGCACTATCTACGCTTTGCCCTCGTTAAGCTACAGGAAGTCCAAACTCTCTGGCAGGAATTGAACCTACATTTCTGGCTACAAGGCCAGTGCTTTGCATTAAGCTACAGAGAGTTCGCCATAAGAATGGCTAGAGCGGCAAGTGGGATTCGAACCCACGACAACCAACTTGGCAAGCTGGTGTTCTACCCCTGAACTACTGCCGCATGATACTATTCGTAATCGTAGCGATGGCGCTCACGTAACTCGTCAACCAGGTCTTCCCACTTCTCTGCGGTGACTGTCTTGAAACAGGTCAGACAAAGATAATCAGCCGGATCAGCACCAATCATCTGCTTGACTTGGTCCATACCTTGGGTCTGCTCACAGTGGGAGCACTGAAACTTGACCTCGGTCTTGCTACAGTCTTCACATAACACCTGGTCACCATAAACTGGTGAGGCCAAGCCCTCAAACTTCAGCCGTGCCTTCTTGACCTGTTCAGTTTGGGTATAAAGGTTATAGAGTGGAAAGCCATTTCCAACTTTGGGGATCATGACCACACCACAAAGCGGGCAGCGATGACCTTCCAGGGCGAAAGCAATATAGACAGCGTAGCGCTTGTCTTCGATGATATAAGGAACGAAAGTGTCTATGATCATGATATCTCCTATAAGCCTTCTCTGAGATTTGAACTCAGGTCAACTGATTACAAATCAGTTATTCTGCCGCTGAACTAAGAAGGCGCTGCTTACTTGGGATGACCTAGCTCGGCATCGACCATCTCATAAGCCTTCATGATCAGGCTGATGGTCAGAGGTAGGTCTTCGTTGACCTCGCTGGCCCTGAGTGCGTTGTCCAAGAGAGCATGGATTTCACGTAGGATAGCGTCTTTCATCTCAAGGGCACGTGCTACTTTCTTGAGACCTTTATGGGCCTCATCAAGCTTGACCCAGTCTGGCTCATACCCCACTATCTTCGCTCCCGCCGTAGACTTCTTGCTCAGGGTCGCTGGTGCCTTCGTCGTCGAGAGTAGAAGGCAGGCCCGCTGTTAAGGCCGTATCCTCGCGCATGGAATTATAGTCAGCAATGACTGCCCTTGCGCCAACTTCCCAGCCTTCTTTGATGTCCGGGTCAAGCTGTGCCCAGGTGGGGGCTTCGCGACCATCGAAGGTCTTGCCATTGCGTTTTGCACGATAGGCGGCATAGTTGACTTCGCCGGGTGTGAGGTTGTCCATTAGAATTCTCTCCGTGTTAGCTTAAAGATCAGGCGTTCGCCCCAACGGTTAAAGAGTGGGTACTCAGGACGGGCGACAAAGCCTTCGCCATGTTCCTGTGTGCCACCATCTTCCAGGGCACAGTATGACCGGGGCAGATAGGTTTGCATCATATTATAGGCTGCATCGCGACCAGTTGGAAGTGGTTCGCTATACCAACCGATGAGATTGACTGGCAGAATGCCCAAGTTGATACATAGGTATTGCCACTGCTCTATATCACACCAGTGATTGCTTTCTGGCCCGCCGAACTTAATGTCAAAGCAGCGGAAGCCTTTCTTAGCTCCCTGGGGCTTGTACTGCATCGGGTCAGACCCTTTGATGCCAGGCCCATAGCCCTCGCCATAGAAGGTTACACACCAATCGTCAGGCAGAATAGCATTCGGTTTGCCTTCTTTGAAGTGTTCGATGATCCGTTCGTGATTGAACATAGCAAAGACTGCATCCTTGATGCCAGGTGGTAGAGTAGCATTGTCGCTGCGGCCCTTGACCGTAATATCCTGGTTGGTCACGATGACCCGGATGTTAGTGCCGTCTACCTTCTCAGTGAAGCACCAATCTCTGACCGCTTCCCATTCAGGGCTTCTGATCTGGCTAAAGTCCAGCTTGTTGGTCTCTTTACTGCGAACGTAGAGCGTTTCAATGCTTGAGTAAGGCTTCATTTATTTGCCAATCACTAAGGGGCCAGAGGCCATGATAAACAGAGATACAGCTAGGCCAAGCCACATTGCCACGAAGAACCAGAGTGGTTCAGTATAGGCCGTGTTGGTCAGTTTGTGGACGGCGAAACGAACGACATTACCTAGTAAAGAGGCTCCAAGAGCGAGTAGTAGCGTATTACCGATTATCATGTCTTACTCCTTATCATTCAACAATTCTCACTGACCATTTTTCGCCTTCGGCGTTGTAGTAGAACAGTTTGTAGCCAGCTTCTTCAGCATATCCGCAATTTGAGCAGGTTTTATCTTCAGGCCATAGATTTTCCCATGACCACATGTCTTGGCCTGCCTGAAGTTCGCTCTGGAAAACATTCTCGAAGCTAGGAGCACGATTAGAGAAGAAATCGAAGAAAATAGGTGGTAGCTTGTCTGACCCTTCCAGGCGGTTAGGTAAATTTTTCAATAGGTCAACAAAGCTGACGAGCCTGTCCTGATTGCCTAAGACAACCTCAACATGCTCATAAAAATCACCATCGCCAAACATAAAGGTTACTTCAGCTACGAAGGTATCTTTATATTTGAGTGGGATATGGTCAAGAAATACTTTCATAGGTGGTATCCTTTAAATTCGGCATGCCGAAAAATGGGGGCTGGTAGGCATATCCTGACCTCATACACTGCCCCACGCGATTATCCGTCAGGACTGAAGCGCACTTCAAAGCCTACCTTACTGCGGTTCCACAGGGATTTGAACCCTGCATAACACCGTGACAGGGTGTCGTGTTAGACCACTACACTATGGAACCAAGCGCTCCCATGGGGACTCGAACCCCAAACTGCTGAGTGAGGGTCAGCGATCTTTACCGATTAGACGATAGGAGCATGAAGGTCAGGGAGTCAGGCTTGCGCTATATTAGGACTCCCTCGGTTACCCGTCTGAACTTTCTCTATCCCAGTCAGAGACCTTGTACCGCTAGAGAGTATCGATCTCTCGTCATCACCTTGAAAGGGTGGTATCCTACCATTAGACGATAGCGGCATATAAGAGACCTGGGGTAACTTTGTTAAGCGCCTGGATTAGTAGGCGAATGCCCAGGTCTCTTGTGCTCCTAGAGGGATTCGAACCCCCAATGTACACGTCCTAAGCGTGTTGCCTTTGCCGTTAGGCTATAGGAGCATAAAAGGTCAACGAACGACTTCAGGTTCCGGTAGTCGTTGCTCATTTCAATGTAGGTGTCTTGTCTGTGCTCGGCATTATTCAAGCCGCAGGTAAACCACCGCACCTACATCACTGACCTAGAACTGATGGGGCGATTCGAACGCCCAAACGCCCGCTTTGTCAGCGTGCAGGTATGCCAATTCCCGTCACATCAGTTTCAGATGGCAGGTACCCTTCGTCACGGAATGAACACGACTAGTGTTTCAAGCCGTAGTGACCGTGTGAGGCTCCTTTTGTGCGCTTAGAGACCGTGCGGCGTCCCGAAGTCTCTATCTCACACCCGATTAAAGCTTTCGTCTGCGTCTACCATCATTTCGTAACCACTACATGACAAAACGGTGTGCCTGCCTTTTCCATGCAGACCTGCATATTTTTGAGACCAAAATATATGCAAACCAGAAGAAGGAGCACAATGAGTACCAACTTCGCGATGTCGAGCCATTGATCTCGGTTCATTTGAGGACGCTTTTCAGAAACTCTATCGCGTCATCATAGGTGGTGCCAAGCTTAAGCTCCATAGACCGCTTGTCCTTAAACCATACTTGGACAACACACTGACCTGCCATTGGATGGTAAGGGTCACGACTATCGACCACGTAAGGCTTGAAGCCCACATAATCTGGATGAACCTTATCCAGCCACTGCATGGTTAGCTTTTCAAGTTCGCTCATGTTTACACCGCAGGCATTATGGGCCAATAGTTAGCTGGATATATGACGTAGATAAAGAAGAAGGTCAGGAATAACAATAACAGGACAACCGCTAGGATAAATCGCGCTATCTTCATCTGACCTGCTTCCTTGAGGAGAGAGAGGGAGTCGAACCCCCGCACGAATGGCTACGTGGCATCGGTTTTCAAGACCGTCCTATTCCCACTCTAGCATCTCTCCATATATTCGGAGTCAAGTACGCCTATCTTACGTTTAATGCGCTCAACCTTTACCTGACCCCGGTGTGCTCCCGACAGGATTTGCACTTGCATTTCGTCCCTTAAAAGGGGAGTGTTCTACTATTGAACTACGGGAGCATAACTCCATCGTAGAGACAAGTTCATTGAGAGCCAGGCCCAATCGTGCTACGTCAATCAGCATTAAGACAGAGCTATTGGCTTCGATGTGATTATTGACTTCTCGCTGTAACCGTCGCGCTTTAAGCAGATTAGTTGGCATGACCTACTCCTTTCATAGTGGTATAGGGGAGCCAAATGCCCATGAGACTCCCCTGCCCTCACGTCCAGCCCACGGAGTTCTACCGTTCAACGGTGTGATGAGCACCGCCGTGCTTCAAGGCATGGGTGACCTTTCTTTACACCAAGGTGGAGCGCTAGTGTCCCATGCGGGAGTTGCACCCAATGGCCTACGTAGTCGCCTCTCATGCTCGTCCGAGAAGCTTACGACAGGTCAAGCATAACTGTATGCCATTTAGGACATGAGCAGTGTTATCGGACACCGCAAACCGCTGACATTTCAAGGCGTTCAGTGCCATAGACCAGAACGGCCCGTGACGGAACCAGTTCGGCTCACCCTTTTTAATCACCGGAATTTGTGACGCCAGTGTCTCAGCTTGCGCTGCTGGCTTGAACCTATCTTGGTCTAGTGGGGGGCTGATGGAACGACCACCAAACTTTGCTTGTTCAAGGCAACGTTTTACTATAAACTAGCTCCCCGTAAGACTAGGTCAGGTATGTTCAGCCAGTTTTTCTGCTTTTTTCGCGAAACCGACCTGACCTAATGCTCCTAGAAGAACTCGAATCTTCAACCTATCGCTTAAGAGGCGAGTGCTCTAACCAGTTGAGCTATAGGAGCATGACAAACGTCACGTCTTTCCACGATGATTATAACAAGGACGTGACAAAATCTTAGATACAGCTTAGCTTGGACTTAGATAGAATTCGGCATACCGAATTTTGCAGGCTACACGAGTCTCACTTGTCGTGCTGGGTCGTCACCCAGGAGCAATCCTTCTGGCAACACTGACTTCACGGCTCCCAAGGGAGTTGTTCCGAATAGGATTCCAGGCCGTTATCTTACCTGCAAGGGTGATTACCGGGATTTGAACCCGGAACAATAGAGCCACAATCTATTGTGTTAACCGTTACACCATAACCACCATGTCGTGGGACGTAGGATATAGAGCCGTTGCCCACAGGTCCGTGCCAGGCGGGTCATGACCCCCACGAGGTTATCCTGACCTTAGATAGATGAGTTCAGGCTTTAACCGTTATTTCAAAGCGCGACCCGCTACTAGGTTGTGCGACCACATTGTAGCTATTAACAGTAGGTGCGACG